AACGGGTCCTAAACCGTATCTTAGATAGTTTATATATTAAATGTTTAAAGTCTTTTTTTGACAATTTTTATATGGTGATTGTAGATAATGGTAAGTCGGTCGCACTGTGGATGCGTACAATGTGTCAGTTCGAGTCTGATCAATCACCCTGATATTCTCTTGTAGTTTAATGGGAAAACAAATCTGTGGTATGGATTAGTTGTTGGTTCGATTCCAATCAGGAGATCTAAAATAATAAATGGGGCAGTAGCTCAATTGGCTGAGCGGTAGGTTCGCATCCTATGTCTGTATGCGGGTTCGAATCCCGTCTGCTCCACTGGTTATCAATAAATTACACTCATAGTTTAATTGGATAAAACGTATGGCTACGGACCATTTGATTCGCGTTCGAATCGTGATGAGTGTACTATATGCCTTGGTGGTGGAATGGTAGACACCCCAGTCTTAGGAACTGGTGCGAAGTAATAGTAGCGTGTGGGTTCGATTCCCACCCAAGGTACAAAATGCATTGTGTAGCTTAATTGGTAAAGTGCCTGCTTGCCAAGCAGGAGAAGCGGTTCAAGTCCGACACAGTGCTCTAAACTTTATATTAATTTTTTAATATATAAATAAAAATAATAATAATTATGTTTAAAATAATAAAATATAATGAATTTATTGATAATGAACTGTCGATTATATTAAATCTTATAAAAGAATCAGAAGATATAAATCTTCCTGATTTAGAATTAATATCACAAACAGAATCATATAGAAAAGTAGTATCTTACGGTAAAAAAGTAATTCCATTATTATTGGAAAGAAATTCTATTATTTGGGATAGGGCATTATCGGAAATAACAGGTAATGGTTTAAGCCCAATAGATTATAATGTCAAAGAAAGATTAAATTATTGGAAAAATTGGGCTAACCAAAATGGATATTAATAATAAAATTGATTTTTGGTTTCCTAATATGGTTGGTAAACCTTATAAGATATTAAAAATTTACAACACTGAAGATAATATATTTAATTGTATATCTTATACATTAGATATATACGATGATTGGATGTGGACAAATGAAAAGATATGGCCATCTGACATACCTAGAAATTTAAAATTAGAATCATTTATAATGCTTTATAAAAAATATGGATATATAAAGTGTGATGATTATAATTATGAAAAAGGATATACAAAAATTGTATTATATTGTAAAAATAATATACCGACACACGCCGCTGTACAACATAATAATAAATGGAAAAGTAAAATTGGACCATGTATAATTGAACATGATTTAGAATGGGTATGTGGATATTCTCAATATGAATATGGTGATATATCGTATATAATGAAAAGAAAAATATGAAATTATGAAATGTGAACTATGTGGAAGAGAAAATGAACTAAACTTCCATCATTTAATCCCAACATATCAACATACAAATAAATGGTTTAGAAAAAATTACACTTTTGAACAACTTCAAAGGGGTATTTATATCTGCGAAAAAGATTGCCATTCTGAAATTCATAAGTTAATACCGGAAAAAGAATTAGGTAAATATTATAATACAATTGATAAACTATTATCAAATGAAAAAGTTAAAAATTATGTAAATTGGATTAAAAAAAGATGAATTATTAATACACATCCGGAAAATCATCATTTCCATCATTTTTATTCTTTTTTCTTTTAACATGGTATGAAAATTTAGGTATATCTATTGGATTAAATTCATGTACTTCGATTCCTTTAAACCCACATTTTTTACATTTATAATTAGATTCATCTGTATTATCTGTCATATCACCACCTTTATATTTTAAATTTTTAGAACCACATACTGGACATTTACCCTTTTCATTATATTTCATTTTTTTATTCTCATTAATAAAATCTCCAAAATCTTTAATATTATTCATATAATTTATTTTTTATATTAAAAAATTATTTATATATTTGTAAAAATAATAAATTATGAAAAATTCAATTTATAAATATTTATCAGAAGAAATAGTTAATGATATATTATCTAAATGGAACGAACCACATAGATATTATCACAATATCGATCACTTAAATTATTTATTAAATAGGATATCATCTATTAATGATTTGAGTGATATAGATAAAGATATACTTATAATAAGTTCGTATTTCCATGATATTGTTTATAATCCAAAGAAATCAAATAATGAAGAAAAATCAATTGAATTACTAAACGAATACACACAAATACCTTTAGATATACGTAATAAATGTTCACTAATAATAAAGGATACATCTTCATCAGAAATCCCAACTGATGAGTTAAGTAAATTGTTTTGGATATTAGACAGAGAAATTATAAATACTGATATAGGTGATTTAATTGATTATGAACATAAAATATTCAAAGAATATCAATTTGTACCTTATGATATTTATAAGAAAAAAAGAATTGAATTTTTAAAAACCGTTACTAAAAGATCTAATCATATTGACCATTTAATTTCATATGTAGAAAAAAGAAAACCAAAAATTGGTATTTATGCAGGTAGTTTTAATCCTTACCATATTGGACATCATGATGTTTTAAAGAAGGCAGAAAAAATATTCGATAAAGTTATTGTGGCATTTGGAAATAATCCTGATAAAGAAAAAAGAAAAATTAATGTACCTAGTTGTTTAGAATTTCATCAAGTTGATGAATATAATGGATTAATAACCGATTATATAACCCATATTGAAAATACAGGAGTTGATGTAACTTTAATTAGAGGTATAAGAAATGGTATAGATTTAGATTATGAATCTAATCAACTATCTTTTATTAAAGATATAAAACTTGATACAAAAATTTTATATATACCTTGTGATAAAAAGTATGAACATATTAGTTCATCTGCTATTAGAAATCTTATCAAATTTGATGAATCTTTAATAAATAAATATTTACCATAATGGATTTATATAGATTAAGAATATTTAATGTTAGTAATATAAAAAATGAAGATATGGCATATATTGATATGCACGAAGACAATCATTTTCCAGATGAAGATGAAGATATTACATATATTAAAAGTGATGTTATAGAAGATACACAATATATCTTTTTATTATCAGATAGTTATAAAATTAATAAATTAATTAATTTATTAGATGGTAAAATAAGATATAAAATTGATAATGTATCATTAGACTTTATTAAATGTAAAAATATAGATGGTTTAGATTTATTTGACAATAAATATTTTTTTAATAATTATAGATTAAATAATTTAAATATTGATGATATTTTAGATAAAATAAATGAATGTGGTATTGATAAATTAGATGATATAGATATAAAAATATTAAAAAGAAAAGGAGATTAAATATTTAATCTCCTTTTTTATTTTTAAATTATCTTATTATCCATATGAAGGACCATCTCCCATAGATGTTTTCATTGCAGTTGAAACTTTATATAAAACTTGTCCTTGAGAAAAAACTAAATATCCATTTTTTTTATTTTTAGTATAATCTTCTTTAATTTTATTTAAAAGTTCGATCATCTTTTCTCTTGAAATTTTACCTTCATCAAATTGTTTCTTAACTAATTTCCAATGATTAACTGCTATATTAGTTAATGATTTAGTTTTTTCAAAAACTTCCATAAATAAATTTTTTAATTCTTCATCTGACATATTATCAATATTTTCTATCTTTTCTATAGATTTTTTAATACCACCACCAAATAATTCTTCATTTAGTTGTTCATCATTAAAATTATATTGTTCGAATGTTTTAATGTGTTTCATATTATTTATTTTTATTTTTAACTATATATTAAATTATAAAACTCGTTTTTCATTTTACAAATTTAAACGTGTTAAATACTTTCTCGAATGTTTCTAAACCTCTATAGTAAGCATTCTTTAAAGCATAATATTTGATTATTATAGCCATATTATCATTTACTAATGTACCTCTTATTATTATTTTTCTTTCAAATCCATCTTTAGTTTCACCTTTAATTATTAATTCCTTAAATAATGAATTATTATGATATAAGTATCTATGACTTACTTTTTCTGCATTTTCTAACTGTAAATTTATATAAGATTCACTCAAATCACCAAAACAATCTAATTTCTTTTTTTCTTTTTCGTCATCTATATTTTCTTCGTCTATATTTTTATTTTCGCATTCATCTGATATTAAATGTACTACTGATACTGTTATATAAAATAAATTATCATTATTATATATTATATCATTATACAAATAACTGTAACTAACATCTGATATATATGTTCCATCATTATTCTGTAATACTCTATTATAATCTTTTTTTAAATTTTCTTGTAGAAATTTATCTATTCCCTCAACAACAAATATATTAGATTCTGTTATTTTATAAATATCTGGATAACATATAGAGAATTTATAATCAGTATTAATATATCTTTGCATTCTAAAAGGTGGTTCTTTTTGATTGAATTCTTTAAATAAAATATCACAAATTTTATCTTCTAATATTTTTATTTTATCTGTGCTTGATTTTTTGTATAGTGATATACCAGAATTTAAAAGTTTATAAAATGTTTTATCCAACATTTTATAAACAACAAAAAACCCAGCAATTGCTCCACCTAAAATAAAATATTTATATTCTACTGAAGCACTAGAATATAAAAATTTAAACAATATGTAAGTTACAAATAAACTAAGTAAACATATTATAGTTAAAGCTATTAGACTTTTATTGAATTCATCTTTTTCATAATTTTTCATATTTATAATATAATTTTTATTTATATATAAAACAAATATATAAATTTTTATCTATAATAAATTATGAAAGAAAAATGTGATTGTGGTAAAATGGCGGTGTGGTTATATGCACCTGGTTATTCTAATGATGGTAATCCTTATAAATGTGATGATTGTGTACATAGAGGATGTGAATGTAATTATAATTATGTGAATGAAGATGGGTATGATCCGCCATTAAAAGAAAAATACCTACCAACAGATGAGGATAAACCCCTTAAATGGATAAATGATAAAGTATGGGTACATTTAGATGATAAAGGTAGAGAATATCCGTGTTGTGAATATTGGTATGATAAAAATGGATTCGATGTAGATGAAAATCTAGATTAAAATATTAATATATATGTTAAAAAAATATTATATAAAATGGTAAATAATTTTAATGAATATTTATTAGATTCATTAGTAGAATCAGTAAAAAATAAAGAAATAAAATTAATTTTTTCCAATAATCTAAGGGTGATATTGAGTGATATTGTTGATACTTATAATAATAATATCAGCATAGATTTATTAAAATCTGAAGAAAGTGAACAAAAATCAAAAATATCTTATATTGATATTGATAATAGTGGTATAGATATGGTATCATTTATAACATCATCTAAAGCAATTGATTTAATTTTAAATGATAAAGGTTATAAATCAGAAGATGATATAAATGATTATGATTATTATAAATATTCTGATGATAATTCTATAATATATAAAAAAAATCGAACAAAAATAAAAATAGGTAAATTAATAAAAAAATTATTTGGTGATAAATTCGAAAATAGTGGTAAACCAGGTGAGGACATAGAGTCATTTGTAAATATATTCAAATCTTACAGAGATGTATCTAAATTTGAAATAGTATCAGGTAGTGATATAAATTTTTGGTACAATGAAAAACAATATTCAGTTGATGAAACTGGTAATAGTGTTTTAAATAACTCTTGTATGAGATATGAAGAATGTGAAGATTATATTGATTTTTATTCAGATAATGGAGTAAAAATGTTAATACTAAAAGACAGAGAAAATAATAATTTAATTAGAGGTAGATCATTATTATGGGAACTAAATATTCCAAGTGGTAGAACATTTATGGATAGAGTTTATACAGTATTAGATAGTGATATTGAATTATTCATACAATACGCTAAAAAAGAAGGGTGGTTATATAAATCACACCAAAACAGTAAACCCTATACGTATATAGTAGATCCATTAGATGATACCAAAAAAGAATTAAATATGGAAGTATGGGGTATAAGTGAACCTAGTTCATACCCATATTTAGACACATTATCCTATTATTACCACGAAGATGAAATACTTTCAAATACCGAAAAAAATAAACCATATTATGAATTAAATGATACCGAAGGTGGATATTCGGATGAATACAACGGTGGTGTATATATTGATTATTATGGTGATTATTATCACGAAGATGAAATAACTTGGTGTGAATACGGTGACGACTATAGATTAGATGGTGATTATTATTGGTCATATAGATATAATGCAAATATAGCTAATGATTACGCCGAACAAAATATGATATGGTGTGAATATGGTGAAGAATATGTTGAACAAGGTGATGCAATAGAAGTAAAAGGCGGTGATTATATGGTTGAAGACTATACAGGTGATGATATAACTTATTGTGAATATAATGATGAATATATTGAAAGTAGATATGCTGTTTGGTCAAATTGGTATAATAGTTACTTAGATAGAGATGATGCTATAGAAGTTTATACAGATGAAAATCAAAGATATACAGATTGGAGACCAGATAATGATAGTAGTTCATATTATGAACATACCGATGGTGAATATTATGATAATTCTGTTGAAATTGATGAAGAAGATGATGAAGAAGATGATGAATAATAAATTATTAAAAAATCCTAACTTTTGTTAGGATTTTTTCTTTGGTAATTTAAAACCGAATAATTTAAAGAATATATAATACACTAATAGTACAAATATCCATAGACCACCTATAACTTCAGCCCATACCATATTTGGTTTTTCATATATAATTGAATACATTATAAATAACACAATTAAATTTATTATTTCTAACCAATTTTTAGTTAACCAAGGTAATATCTTTAATTTTAAAAAATCTTTTGTTTTATTAATAATCTTCATAATTTATTTTTTATTTTTTAAATTTTTAGGAGTTGCTGTTTTTTTAGGAGTTGCTGTTTTTTTAGGAGTTGCTGTTTTTTTAGGAGTTGCTGTTTTTTTAGGAGTTGCTGTTTTTACATCAACATTTTTATCAATAGATTTTTCTTCATTTAATGTTAATGGTTTTGAACTAACATCAGATATTATTTCTATTTTTTCATTTTTTGTTTCTTTTTTACTAAAAAAAGACATTAATTTTTTCCATAATTTCATATTATTAATTATTATTTTTTATAATTATATATAAAAAATATAAAGTCTTTTTATAAAAAAAACAGATAATAATTTATCTGTTTTTAAGTTATTTTAAACAATTCTCGTGCCATTCAGAATATAAATCATCTATTGAATTTTCTAATTCATTTATTTTATATCTATATTTCTCACCAATATCCCAGCATTTTTTACAATAAACTTCCCTATAATCTCCAATAGTATCTGCTTCATGTCCAATACATTTATCACATAAATCTTTACCACATATTTCACATCTAGCTACACTACATGCCATATCTCTTTTTATTTCAATGCCACAATCATCACATAATATTATATTTGTAATAATGGTTTTTTTAGTTTCAACTTTTTTAATCATTTTCTTTTATTTTTTTATAATTTTCTATATAACTAACTATGTTTTTTGATCCTACATTATTCCATGAATGGACTAAATATTTTGGTATATTTAAATTATTATCTATGCAATAATTAACTAACCATTTAGCACAATCATATCCAGTTTTTTCAATTTTTTCCCCGTCAATATTATAAAAATCTGATAAATCATGATCAAAACTAATAAGATTTGGTAAACCTTTTTCCATAATAATATTAATAAAATCAATATAATTTCTAACAATAATCCATTTTTCATACTTATAAATTGGATTACTACTATATAAAGATACACCCAATGGAGTTCTTAAATCATCTAAAAATAAATTATACATTTTTATCTATTTGATTAAATTCTAATTCAATAGGAGTTTTTCGACCAAAAATATTAACACCTAATTTAACTCTTTTTTTATCATTATTAACCTCATCAATGCTACCAACAAACCCTACAAATGGACCATCAATTATTTTTACATTTTCTCCTATATGATATATATCTAATGTTTTTTCATCAGCCATGGATAATTCATCCATCTTACCTAAGATTCTATTAACTTCATCAGGTCTTAATGCAATTGGTTTTTCCCCTCCTAAAAATTCAATGACATTATTAACTCTTTTATTAAGATTTTTAATTTCACCAATTATACTAGGATCAACCTCAATAAGAACATAACCAGGATAATAATTCCTTTGTGTTGTATATTTTTTTCCTTTTCTGGACATATATACTTTTTCCATTGGTATTAGAATTTGTTTTATTTTACCTTCATATTCAGGATTTTTAAATTCAGCTTCTAATTGTTCAACTGCTTTTTTTTCTTTTCCTGTAACTGTTCTAATTACATACCATTTTGTATTCATAATTTTATAATTTATTTTATAATTTAATTTTTAGATAAAAAGATATTAATTTTTTCCGTTTTTTTAGCTTTCTTTTTTGTATTAAAAAGTTTTGGAAGTTTACCATTTTTTTTCTTTAAAAAAGATACCCAATTTAATAAAAATTTAATCTGTACATCATAAAGTTTTTACCTTTATTTGTTTTAATTTTAACAATTTTAGTTATCATTTTATTGTAATTTATAGATAATTAATTTAATAATTCATTAACTTCAATTTGAAAATTTTTATAATATTTTGAGTTTATAATTAAATACTCAAATATAAATAATGGAGATAATACCCACATTATTATTGATCTAACAACCCAAAATGGGTAAATAATAATTTTACCAAATGGTTTAAATATATCCCATTCTTCTACAATATATGTAGAATAAAAATATAGTAAATATCTAATGATAAATTTTTTCATGTTATTAATTTTAAATGATTTATGATTTTACAATATCTAAATAATTTCAGTATTTATTATTTTATATGATTAATTAATTAAAAAGTTTATCCTTGAATAAGGAGAAGTCTATTTAGAATATTATGAAGCTATCTCTTATTCATACTTCTCCTTAAACTAGATACCATTAATAGTTTCAGCAATTTTTGATTAATGGTGGAAGGGTTTTCACCTTCACTTAGACATCCAAATCTAACGATTCGGATGGTCCGTGAAATCACATGATACCACGGCTAAATTTATATATTAAAAATTTTAAATAAGTTTAAATCTATCATCATTTAATAATTCTTCGTATACCATTTGAGGACTATTTTCCCACCAATTATTTAATGAATAAACCCATGATACAAATTCAGAACAGTACATTTTATCTTCTGCATCTTTTCTTGTGTGTCCATGCCATTTACCAGTTAAAATATAAATAGGTTGCCATAATATTAATGATATAAAATCATATGGTGTTGCTCCAATTTTACTTACTACTCTGTTTCTTAAATCAACACTAAAATCATACGGTCTAGATATTTTATATTCATAATTAAACATCTTATTCCAATTATCTAATGATCTTAAATTTGTTCCATCTTTTTGAGAATCAACTATAAATATTTCTCCCCATACCTCAATAACCAAAGCGGTATGGTTGATCTTACTCTTTGTAAATTTTTTAATTATTTTTCCTAACCAACCATTTGATGTGCAATGTAATACATCACCAGATTTTAAATTTTCTTTTCTTAGAATCATATATAATAAATTATTTTTTATTATATATAAATATGATTATTTGAATTTTTCTCTTTCTATACAAATTGGTCTTTTTCTTTTAAAATCACTTCTTAAATATCTTTGTATAACTGGATGATTTTTTAATTCTTTAAATGTATTATCATCTGATGTGAATAATTTGATAAAAATTTCATCAACTTCTTTATATCCACTTCTAGTATTAGAATGTCTATCTCTCCAATCTGGTAATATCTGATCTAAATCTGTATTAGATATACCCAAACCATCAGTAGCATTAGCATCAATACATTCTTGTAATGCTTCTTTTTCGATATTAGTTTTTAAATCATTATTTACCATCCATTCTGCCAAATTATAAACTTCTGTTTTCCAAAGATATTTTATTGGTTCAAAATCAGAAACTTCATCACCACCTATAGTAAAAAAACCTAAATAGTGTTCTGTAAGATTCTCTGTACCCATTACAATACCACCAGTTAAACTAGCTAAGTTATAAAGTGTTAACATTCTTAGTCTAGCCTTAACATTACCGTTTCTAATTTTAGAAGAAAAATTATCACTGTCGTATTTAAAATTATTTCTATTGATATCATAAATAACTAGTCGATATCCTATTGATAAATCAATATGATCAAAATCTTTACAAAAAGCAAGTCCTGTTTTAATTGAACGATCAATTTCATCTCCTTTATTAGATTCAATTGTAATAGATCTACCAATAAGAGGGATATTTAGTTCATCACAAACTGGTTTAACAATAGAAGCAACTAATGCACTATCTATACCACCAGACATACCTAATACAACAGATTTTAACTGATTATTAGATAAATAATTCCTAATACTATCGCGTATAATACTAAGAATATCATTATAATTATTAAAAAAGTACATAATAAAAGTTTTAGTTCAATACAAAGATATAAAAAAAGATAAATATAATATCATAATTCTGCATGTTTTTTAAAAATATTTTAACCAACTATACATTTTTCTATTATTCAAATAGTTATAATTTTTATCATTATTATATGCTTCCTGTTCAAATAATAATTTTTTATATGCACTATTACCATTAATAAATAATCTTATTATAAATTCAATTAAATACCAAATATAAAAAGGTAATATTAACATTTCTATCTGTTGTTTCCAGTGTATCTTCTCATGATTAATTGTTTTTTCATTATTCATTATTTTATCATCTCTTACATATATGGCAAAAGGTGCTAACGTTATAGCAATTACATTATTAAAAACTATAAATTTTATAAATTTATTCATTTTTTTAATTTTTGGTTTCATTATGTTAAAGCATCTTTTATTTTATTATACATTTTATCACCCACTTTATCCCAATCAATATCATTAATATATTTAGCTACCATTTTACCTAATATAAAATTAACAGCATTTTTATTATCTTCTGTATTTGGTGAGTTATAATTTGGAAATTTTTTATCAATTCCTTTCCAATAATCATCTTTTAATGATTTATGATATAATTTATCTATTTGTTTATCTAAATCATCAGGTAGTGGATTAAGTCTTTCTATTACATTCACATTACTATTTTTACCAATAATATCTAAATCTTTTTTAGTCATTATAATATTAACAGGTTGTTCTTGTTCAACTGGAACATCTTCAATATCAACTGTATTATCTTTACCTTTCTTAATATCTACGATACCATCAACCATTTCTATATCTTTTCTACCAATCATAACTTCATATGACATATCTGACATATTAGCTATACCTACTTCAGTTTTTATTTCAATCCCATTAATATTCATTTGACATTCAACAAATACTCTGTCTTCATCACCTAGTGGTCCCCAAACTTTCTTTTGTTTAACTACTGGTAATTTTAATTTCTTTGCTATATCTGCTGATATTTTAGACGATTTTGATCCTGTATCTATTCTAGCATTTACTTCAATTGTTTTTCCTTTATCATTAGATATTTTAATCAATTCAGTTGATCCTAAAATTGAATAACTTTCAAATGTCATTAAATATTTCATATTGTATTTTATTTTTTACTATATATAAAAATTATACATGTAAAAAATAAAAGTGGGAAAATTCCCACTTTTTATTTAATATCAATTTTTTTGACACTTTCCGTTTTAAGTTCTTTAATCTTATCAATAATAATATTTAAAATACCATCTTCCATTTTAGCATCAATTTTATTAATATCGATATCATCTGATAAAACGAATCTTCTTTCAAATGATCTCTTGTAATACTCTTTTCTTACATAATTTTTTCCTTCATCTTCAGTTTTGTTTTCAACATCACTCTTAATTACAAGAACATCATCTTCAATTTCAATAGATACATCATCTTTTTTGTATCCAGGTAGAGCAACCGACAATTCATAACTGTCTTCGTTTTCAGCAACATTCACATCACCTACAAAGTTCCTATTTACAAACTTTTCATTTAGTAGTGATGGTAAACCAAAAAAGTCGTTTACAAAACTCTCCATTGTTGGTAATCCTTGTTTGTTTCTTATCATTAACATAGCTTTAAAATTATTTTTTGTGATTTAATAAATTCTAATATCATATTGTCAAATGATATGCCATTAGAAATTTTAAGAAAAAATGTCATAAAAAATAAAAATAAACTGAATTTTTGTCAATCAATATAACTATTTTTTATTATTAATATATAAATAAAAAACATACTATTATGAAGATTAAAAGATATAATGAATATATTAATGAACAAATAGTTAATTCTCCTTTATTAGATTTAAAGGATAATATAGATTATGAATTAATGAAGATAATAGAAGGCAATTTTGAAAAAGGATCAAAAATACTTGAAATATCATGTGGTAACGCAGAAGATTCATTATATCTTCAAAAAATTGGATATAATGTTATATGTACAGAATTAGATGATAATTATGTTGATAATGCTATTAATAAAGGATTAAATTGTATAAAACATGATACAAGAAAAGAATTCCCTTTTGATAGTAAAGAATTTGATTTAATTTATAGTAGGTTAGGATTGCATTATTTTAATGAGGAACAATTAGATTATATATTCGGTGAATTAAATAGAATAGGTAATAGTTTGTTAATAACTGTTAAAATAGAACAAGATGTAACTTTTAAACATAACAAAGTTATATTAACACCTGATAAATGGAAAAATATAATATCTAAATATTTTAATATAAAACAATTTAATATTAAAGAAGGTAAATTATATGGTAATGAGTCTATGTGGTTAGAAATTTTTGCTAAATAATTATTTATTATCTAAAATTAATTTAATCCTATTAAATTGATTTAATAATTGATCATTATCTCCGATGTGTGATATTATAGCATCATCAACATCAATTGAATTGATATTAACATCATTTACAATTTCATCATATTTATCATCAGTATATTTTATACTAACTGGATTAATTTTAAATAGTAATATATCGGTTTGTGTTTTATAATTATCGATTAATGATTTATCAATAACTATATGAATATGATTATTTGGGATATTATCACTTAATTCTTTAAGTTCTTTAATGTTGTTTATTGTGATTGTTTCGTGTTTAGGTGATTTTTTATTTTCTAAAAAAATATGTTTTTGTTTAATATCATTATAAACGATAACTCCTTGATCACCATCATTTTCTTCTAGTTGCATTAAATTTGGTATTTTATCATCATTAAACATTCCTAATTCTACATCTAATGATATGCCATTATTATAAGTTTTATTAAACGGTATTATTGTAATATTTGATATATCTGTTGTGTCATTTATAATATTTACATAATTAAATATATTTAATGTTGAAAAATAGTTACCGTCAAATAGTCTATTATCTCTACTACTATTTATTAAATACACGTTGCAGATGCTTTTTAGTTCTAATAAAAAATTATGAGCATCATTTATAGCTACTACTGATGGGTTAGTATTTGAAAATAACCCACCAGATAATATAAAAATATCATCATTATTGGCTTTATTTTTTAATAAACTAGTTAACCAATTGGTAGATTTTAATATTTCTTCTCTTGATGATTTATTAAGAGTGTATTTATACCCAAATCTTATATTTTTAGTTATCCATATATTCATAATAAATTATATTCAAATTATAAATTAATGTTTAAAATTAAATAACTAAATAATTATTCCCACTCCATTTTATACTCTGTTATTCTTAATATCATTTTATCGTAATATGATATAGATTCATTTTTTAATCTATTTAACCAATCTTGCCTGTTGATATTATTATCATATATATTAGTAATAGATGTATTTTTAAATTGTAATTGACCCTTCCCTAAATTTTGTATAGTTAGATTATCCCAATTAAAATTTTCAATTTTTTTAACATCTATATTATCAATTTTTATTTTATTATTATCTATTGTATATTTTATTATAACATAAATAATATTATTTGTATTATTAAAAAGTAATTTTCTTATTTTATCAATTGATATAATATTAGATATATTAAATAATTTTGTACTATTATTAAAAAATTTAAAATCAATATGATTTACACCATTGTCAGTTATAATATTTATTATTTTTTCATCGTTATCTAAAACAACAGATACATCATTAATATTAAATATTTTATTATAACATAACGATTGTATATACTTAGAATAATCATTATCAGGTATATCATTTAAATCTATAATTAACCCATTTATAAAATTAATTTGTTCAAATATTAAATCTAATATCATTATTAATAATTATTAATTTAAAATATATATAAATAAATATAAGTTCATCATATTTTAATATATAAAATAAAAATTAATATTATATGGCAAAAAAGAATCCAATGAAAATAAATCAATTAAGAAATAATATATCATCATTAGAAGGAGAAATGAAGGGATTGAATGAACAATTAGATTTAAATCCTAATGATTTATTTCCTAATGATGATCTTTTACCTGGTCTTAATGATATAGAAGTATTTAATTATCAAGAAGAAATAGATTCTATACAATCAGATTGTGAAGAAACATTAAGTTGTTTATCTAGTTTATATTTAAATGCTGAAGAATTAGAAAAAAGAAATATTAGTAATATTGTTAAAAATGATGCACTTGCCTTAGCTGATTTAAAATTTTCATTATTTTGTTCAAAAAGAGGATTAATAAATCTAATGAAACAATTAGATATGGGTATAAATGATCCTGACATGTATCAAGCAGTAGGAACATTTCAAAAAGAAATACGTGATTCTATTAAAATGCTTTATGATATACAAAAAAAGATGAAAGATTTTTATAAAGATATAAGAGAAGAATTATCAAGTATAAATACTGGTGATACTAATATTGAACAAGAAATATTTAGTGATGAAGATGATTATCACATTGTAGATTTAGATAAACTAAATGATGAAATAGAATCATATAAAGATAAAAAAAAATAATTACACACTGTTTTTATATGATTTTTGAAAGAAAACCAAAAAATCTTTACCCTTTAGGGTTTAATAGTTTGTTGGATGAATTTCAAATTATTTTTTAAATATTTTTAATTTTTAATTAATTGATTTTTAATATGTTAAATAAATTTAACACCCAAGTCCATCAAAAATAGAAAAAAGTGACCTTTTCAAATTAATATATAATTACAAATAAAAAAAGTTTTCTGTAAATGTTAAAGTCTTACAAATATAGAATATATCCAGATCAAAACCAAAAAGAATTGTTATTAAATATTTTTGGTCAAGTTAGATTCGTATATAATCTAGGTTTAGAGACTAAAATCCAAGCATATACTGCAAATAAAAAACATTTAACCTGTTTTGATTTAAACAAACAAATCACTGATTTAAAGAAAGATTTAACTTGGTTAAACGATTGTCCATCACAAGCTTTACAGATGACAATGAGAAATCTTGATAATGCGTATACAAATTTCTTTAAGGGACAAGGGTTTCCAAAGTTTAAATCAAAATATGGAAAACAGTCATTTCAACTCCCTCAAGGAGTGAAACTATCAAATGATAAAAAACAAATTTTCATTCCAAAACTTAAAATGGTTGATATTGATTATCATCGAGAATTTAAAGGTGATATAAAAACTATAACTATAAGTAAATCAGTGACTAATAAATACTATATTTCAATTTTAGTAGACAATAAAAAATCTTTTCCTGAAAAGAAACCGATAAGACTAGAAACAACTGTTGGTATTGATTTAGGTATCAAAGATTTAGTTATAACTTCAGATGGAAAGAAATTCAAGAACCAAGATTTCTTTAAATCTTCAATGAAAATGTTAAGGGTTGAGCAGCGTTCTTTAGCAAGGAAACAAAAAGGATCAAATCATTATTTAAAACAAAAATTAAAAGTTGCACTTTTACATGAACACATTAAAAATCAAAGACTTGATTATTTACATAAAATAAGTAAGTTTTTAGTAGATAATTATGACACGATTTGTATTGAAGATCTTGGTGTATCTAATATGTTGAAAAATAAAAATTTAAGTCGATCAATCGGTGACATGGGTTGGTACACATTTAAATCATTTTTAGAGTATAAGTGTGACTGGTATGGGAAAAACCTTTCAATCATTGGTAGATTCGATCCATCAAGTAAAACGTGTTCAAATTGTGGTTCAATAAATAAAAATTTAAAATTAAATGATAGAAATTGGACATGTCAAGTATGTGATTATCAACATGATAGAGATGTAAATGCTGCAATAAATATAAGAAATTTTGGGTTGAGGAACCAGCCCAGCGTCACTCAAAGTGAATGGTTGCATTGTGCTTGTGGCGTAGAAACAAACAAATCTTTACCCATTAGGGTTCAATAGTTTGTTTGTAGTTCATATATTCCCAATATAAATTCTACGTATTGTTTAGTTTCCGTATAATCTCTTAAAGCTTTATTATGAACAGAATATCCAGCGTTGTATGACGATAATGTACGTTTCCACTTTTTATATTCATTATAGTTTGGATATCTGTTATCTATTCTATTTTTTAAATGTCTCATAAGAAAAGCACCACATTTTATATTGTCGTATGGATTATTTATATCTTCTATATCTAATTCTAAATAATCTTTAACCCTATTAAATGTACTTGGTAATACTTGCATGTATCCAATTGCGCCCATGTGACTTTTTGCATTTGGATTGTATGTACTTTCTTGCCATAATTGTCTATAATATATTTCTTTAGGTATATTATAATATTTTCTTTGATATTCCATATATAATAAATGATTATCATCTACACCATTAATAATATCTATTTTTAATTTTTTTAATGTCTTTTTATCATTATCATCATATAATATTATATGTATTTCTTCTCTTATATCATTAGATAATATCTTTTTTATTGATAAATCATGCCTAATTCTTTTATAATCATCATTTAATGAAAAAGTAGCAGACCTTATAGGTAGAAACAATAATATAATAATAGTTATTAATTTAAATATTTTTATCATAAGATTTTTTTTAATTTTTGTACAAATATAAGTATTAATATAATTTTAAATAAAAAAAGTTATTAACAAGTATATTATATATTTAATCTTTAAAGTCCAAAAATAAACTTTTATTTATTATATAGATACATTATATGTCATATTTTATTTAAAATTTTATGTCATTATGTCATAAAAATCTAATGGCATGTTAATTGATAAATAACGAACAAATAATATTAACTAAAAAATAAATTATAGTCGATACCAAATAATATTTAACATTTTTGGAGTTTATATTTTTAATATATAATTAAAAATAAATATAATAAAATGGAAAATATTATTTATAAAAAATGTGAAATATGTGATAATATTATGGAAATAAAATTGGTTTCAAAGAAAAATAGTAAAAATTTTGGAAAACCTGTTCATAATAAAAGATTTTGTTCAACTAAATGTCAAAATGAATGGCAACGAAATATAAAATGGGAAGATAGAGTTGGTAAAGAAGTAGCAGATAGAATAAGATATGAAGCAAGTTTAAGAGTTAGTGGTAATAATAACCCATCAACTAATAAAGAAGTCGCTTTAAAAATATCAGAAAGTCTTAAAAAATATTTATCGGAAAATCCCAGATTAAAGGAAAAAAATGGAATGTATAATAAAAAACATTCTGAAGAATATAAAAAAATATCAAGTGATAATAGAAAAGGAAAGAGGTCATATACAATTGATGGATATTTAAAATTATTAGAAAATACACCAAAAGGAGAATATCACCCAAATTGGAAAGGTGGAACATCCTGTGAACCATATCCTTTTGGTTTTAATAAAAAATTAAAAAGAAAAATAAAAGAAAAATATAAATATAAATGTGTAATTTGTGATAAACATACACAAAAATTAGCAATTCATCATATAGATTATGATAAAGAAAATATAAATGAAAATAATTTAGTTTGTTTATGTTATAAATGTCACGGTATAACCAATTATAATAGAGATAATTGGAAATTTTTTTTAAATAATAAAATAAATGAAAATAACAATAATGTCTAATTAAAAAAAAAATAAAAATTATGAGTAAATGTATTGGGATTAATTAATCGGTCCCCTCTTATGGTAACATAAGATGATTAAAGAGTGTAAATTGCGGGAACACCCTTAAGTTCAATTTACTAAGTTATTGTAGTAATATAATAATGGCGATGTTAATGACAAAGGTATAGTAAAAACAATTGAAATTGGGCAATCCGCAGCCAAGATTCCTATTAGGAATAAGGTTCAGAGACTATAATCACTCTATCCTGTAAAAAGGATAATGGTATAGTCCAGACCACAACAGAAATGGCTTAGGAAACTAAGTGTGGTAAAGAGATTTAGGTACAACAAATTCGTGTGTATCTGTTATTGAAAATGGTCAATCAACAGTGATTGCAAATAGTGAAGGTAAAAGAACAACACCTTCAATTGTTGGTTTTATGCCAAATGGTGAAATTAAAGTTGGTGATCCAGCAAAAAGACAAATGATCACTAATGAAAACACTATTTTTAGTGTTAAAAGATTAATTGGAAAGAAATATGAGGATATAAAACATCTACATTTTCCATTTAAAGTAAAAGAAGGTAAAAACGGTTTAGCCGTTGTTGAAGTTAATGATAGAGACTATACTCCACAAGAAATTTCTGCTATTGTTCTTCAAAAAATGAAAAAAACAGCGGAAGAATACTTAGGTACAGAAGTTAAAGATGCAGTTATTACAGTTCCCGCCTGGTTTAACGATCAAGAACGAACTGCAACTAAAGAAGCAGGTGAAATTGCTGGACTTAATGTATTAAGAATTATTAATGAACCAACAGCAGCATCACTTTCATATGGAATGGATAAAGTTAAAGGTGATAAAAAGATTGCTGTGTTTGATTTGGGTGGTAAAAATTAAAATGACTGCCTCCCGTTAGTATTTAGAATATCGTTCTTTTAAATATTTAAAATCCATTAAATTGCTGGAAACTCCTTAGAGTCTTTAATACCACAACATAATAAGTAATTATAAGTGTGATGGTTTAAAAAATTAAAGAATTGGACAATCAGCAGCCAAGTTTCCTTGAAAGAGGAAAAAGGTTCAACGACTAGGAAAAGTAATCTAAGTGAATTATTCATATGATAAAATTCCCATGAAAAATGGAAAAAAGTGGTACATTTGATTTTAATATATAAAATAAAAATTAAATGTATGAACGAAAATAAAGAGTTCTTTGAAATATTGTGTAAAAATATTAAAAATGTTATTGTAGATAATGTCATATTATCAGGTGGTACATTTGACATTATAACAGAAAAATCTATAATAACTAATAATTTAACAAAACGTTTATATTTTAATAATAATTTGGTAAAATTAAAAAGAACAAAAATAACTTATGTTTGTCATACATGTGGTAATACACACACAATTTTACTAAAAAAATTTTTAGTAAAAAAAACATTAAATTGTATAAATTGTTCTGAAACATATGATAAAAGATTAAATCAATCAATGTTTATGAAGGAAACATATAGTAAAAATGGCAAAATAAAACCAAAGAATATTAAAATAAAACCAAAAAAAATTAATAGTATAGATTATATAAATGAATCTAATAATGATTTTTTTAATGAATCTAAAATTTTTATTAAGAATTATTATAATACACATATCAATATTGATGATTTTAATAAAATAAAAAAATCAATAGTTAAAGTAAATGGTATATTATTTAATGATAATTTTATTTTTTATGAACACTTAAAAACTAATAATCAAATAAAATATTCATCATATTTATATGATTTTAAAAATGATTTATTTATAAATTTTAATAATATAACTTATAAATGTGATAATTGTGGGTGTACTTTTAATACAACAAGAAAACCAAAAGAAAAAATAAATAATTATAAAATAATGTGTAAAAATTGTTCATTTGTTAATAAAACTTTTAAATTAAGAAAACATTTAAACATAAATAATGATATAGTAAATTATCAAAGTAAACCAGAATTAAAAGTTATTAATTTTATGAATAATAAAAAAATCTTAATAAAAAATGGACCTATACTAGATTATTATTTTAATAATAAATTGTATCACTATTATGTTGATTTTGAAATACCAGATAAAAAAATTTTATTGGAAATAAAAGATAATCATATATGGCATAAAGAACAAGTTAAAAGTGGTAAATGGTTAATGAAAGAAAGAATTGCTAAAAAATATGCAAAAGAAAACAATATGGTATATAAAATTATTTTTACACAATATTTAGATGACTTTTTAAACACTTTTTAAGATATAGTCTGAACTACATAGAAATATGTAGAAGTTAAGATAAAGAGCTTAACGATAACAAAAAGGGTACATTTGACATTTCGATTTTAGAACTAGGTGATGGTGTATTTGAAGTAAAATCAACTAATGGTGATGTAAATTTAGGTGGTGATAATTTTGATGAAGTTATTGTAGATTGGTTAGTTGAACAATTTAAGTCAGAAAATGGTATTGATATTAAACAAGATAAAATGGCATATCAGAGATTAAGAGAAGCAGCTGAAAAAGCTAAAATAGAATTATCATCTACTACATCAACTGAAATTAATCTACCATATATTATGCCAGTAGACGGTATACCAAAACATTTGGTTACGACATTATCAAGAGCAAAATTTGAACAACTTAGTGATGAGTTATTAAAAAAATTAAAAGAACCATGTATTAAATCATTAAAGGATTCTGGTTATAATGCATCTGATATTGATGAAATTTTACTAGTTGGTGGATCAACAAGAATACCAATTGTACAAAAAGTTGCTAAAGAAGTATTTGGAAAAGAACCATCAAAAATATTAAACCCTGATGAATCAGTAGCTATGGGAGCAGCAATTCAAGGTGGTGTATTAACTGGTACAGTTGATGATGTATTACTTCTTGATATTATTCCAATTTCATTAGGAATTGAAACGATGGGTAATGTAATGACAAAATTAGTGGAAGCTGGTACTACAATACCAACAAGAAAATCACAGGTTTTCTCAACTGCATCTGACAATCAACCAAGTGTAGAGATACATGTTCTTCAAGGTGAAAGACCTTTAGCAAAAGATAATAAAACATTAGGTAGATTTCACCTAGATGGTATACCACCTGCTAGAAGAGGAGTACCACAAATAGAAGTGATGCTAGATGTGGATGCAAATGGAATATTACATGTATCAGCAGAAGATAAAGGAACAGGTAAAAAACAATCTATTAGAATAGAAGGTTCATCTAATTTATCAGATGATGAAATTGAAAGAATGAAAAGAGAAGCTAAAGAAAATGAAGAATCTGATAAAAAGACAAAAGAAGAAATAGATATTTTGAATAATGCTGATTCAATGGTATTTCAAACAGAAAAACAAATCGAAGAATTCACTGATAAATTCATTGATAATGAAAAGGAAGATTTGACAAAATTGGTAGAAGAATTGAAAAAATCTCATTCTGAAAAAGATTTTGATAAAATTAAGATTGATACTGAAAATATTATCAAAAAATGGAATGAAATTTCAACTAGAATTTATCAATCACAACCACAGGATGCACCACAGGATAATCCACCACAAGACAATGGTGATCAAAATGTTACAGATGCCGATTTTGAAGAAGTGAAATAAAAGAGGGAGTTTTTAACTCCCTTTTTTATTTTTTAATTATTTTAAAAATTTTTTAAACTTTTATAATTTGTTGATACTAAAATATAATGTCATGGCAACTAAAGACAAATTATATAGTAACGCGATAATTAATGTATTCAAAATTAAATCTGATTCCATTGATGTTTTAAGGAGTGCAATTAAAATTGCATTTTCAACACACCATGAAGTTATCGGTTTTACTAGTACAGTTGATACGTTAATATTATATTGGAGAGATAGCGAAGGTGTAATTAAATTCAAGAAACCATTTAATGAAGATAAATGTTTTGAATTTGTTAAAGATTGGTTACATAATATAAATCCCATTGATAGGCAAAAAGATAGAATAGTAGATGATTCAACTGAAGATGATTATGGTTTTGGTTTTAAGGTGACATCAAAGGGTGATAGTGATCACGAACTATTTAGAGTTATTTGTATGAATTTATACTATGATTAATGTTTTAAATAATTATCATAAGCAATATAATTATTAGTATATTCAATATTATTAGTAACTTCTTCACCAAACCAATCTAAAGGTTGAAAATTTTGAATTACGTCTTTATTTTTAGATTCTATTTCTATTAGTTTTAATCCATCATCAAATATATCAATTATCATAAGATAATCATCATGGTGTTTTTTATATCTATCTTTTTGCATAGGGTATGCATTTTTAGTATATATTTCAATATCTTTAAATTCATGTTTATTTCCTATCTTTTCTCTTTCCATACCAAACCCTTTCTTAACATCAAAATAACATCTACCATCATCATATCTTCTTATTCTTATAGAAACTGGATTATCCGGTTTAGTTAAATACCATTGTTCTATTCTTGATTTTTTGTATGTATCAAAATCATTTGGAAAATCTTTTAAAATAAATCTTCTTTCATATTCTATTGTGATTTCTTGCATTTTATAATATTTATTATTTTTTGACAATTATTATAATCTTCTTTATCTAAAAAATATATAAATAATTCAGTTAATTTTCTTATTTTCTTATTAGGTTCTATTCTTCTTAGTTCATATGATGTTTCTTCCACATCTGTTAATATTTCGTTGGGACTTCGTAGTTTTAATAATTCATAATCATTTAATTTTTTACTTTTTATGGATTGAATGATATTATCTAATTCTTTTTCTAAAGAATTAAAATGTCTTATTACTTTTATTAAATATTTATCTACCATTTATTAATTTATTAATTTTTAAATTTCTTAATTTAGGATTACCAGGATCAACAATTGAATAAAATAAATTTATTCTATAGTCACTACTAATTTGAGTTTCATATTTTTTATTATTAATTATAACTTCGCCGTTTTCTAATTCATAACATATTTCATTTATTAATGGATTATAAAAAGTTTTTATTACATTAATTGAATATCCTTTATCGGTTAATAATAAGTTTCTATATTTTTTAAATGATGTTGTTAAAAATGATATCCTTCTTTCGTGTTCTATATTTGAAGCCATATACCTCTCTACCCATACTGATATTTCCACTTCTGTTTGATAATCTAATTTAATAGGTTCTATTTGCATTTCTATAATAGGCTCCCATTTTTTTCTAATTATTTCTTTATCCATTATTTAATCTTTTATTTATTATGTCAATATATTTTTGTTCTTTTTCAATTAAAATATAATTTCTATTTGTATTTATACATGCGACACCAGTTGTTCCACTACCTGCGGTATTATCCAATACAATATCATCTTCATTTGAATACGATTTTATAATCCATTCTAACAATTCTACTGGTTTTTGAGTTGGATGGACTTGATCTTGTCTTCTCCATTTTTGTTGGAAAAATTGAACACTACCTGGATGTCTAGTTCCTTTATTATCATGTTCTACTCCTTTAAAACCATATTTCATGTTGTTTAATTTATGTTCTGTCCATTTTCTTTTATAAGGTTCGCCTTCAATTAATTGTGGATTATATTTTATTTTTCCTTTACCAAAAACCAATATATTTTCATGCTTAGCAACTGGTCTATATTTAGCAGTAAAGGCAGAACCAGATTTTGATTTATGCCATATTATTTCATATTTAAACATTTTTTCGTTAGATAATGCTAATTTATATGCAAATAAACCTGTACCGAATAGAATTATAGGTGTTTCTTTTTTCATTATTCTTTTATATTGTTCCCATAAAGGTTCAAATGGTATTATAATATCCCAATTATTTGCGGTTGAACCAAATGGTAAATCACAAACAATTAAATCAATAGATTTATCTGGTATATTTTTCATTATTTCTAAACAATCACCATTATACACTTTATTTGTTTTCATATTATATTTCTCTATTAATGTATTTAGAATAATCTTTTTTAGTTGGTTTATAATCTTTGTCTTTAAACAATTCTGATGATATAATATAATCTGCTGTCGACCTATTAGATGCTGTTGGTATATTATATAATACAGATAATCTTAATAAAGCTTTAACATCAACATCATGTGGTTGAACTGACATAGGATCCCATAAAAATATCAAAACATCAATTTCTTCATTTGTTATTCTTGCTCCTAATTCTTGATCTCCTCCCAATGGACCACTTTTAAGTATTTCCATTTCTGTTGAATATCCTTTTTCATCTAATGCCACCATTATTAATTTACCAGTAGTGCCGGTACATACTAATTTATGTTTACTTATTCTTTTAGCATTATACTGTACCCATTCTATTAAATCTTCTTTTCTATTATCGTGTGCTACTAACCCAATTGTTTTTCTCATATAATTTATTTATTTTTCTATGTCTATTTTTAATTTTTTCTAGATCATTTATACTTATTTTAAAGTCACCTTGCATTCCTATTCTACCACATAATTCACATGGGGTTATAACATGATTATAACATCCTTTATGTGGACAAGGTTCATTTGTTTTAAAAATTTTAAATGTGTGTTCTTTAGCATAATCGTTTAACCATTTGTTATGTATTGCCATATTTATTTAAGTTGTTCAATTGTAAATGAAAATTTACCTTTATCTAAAACAAATAAACCATATTCAATTATATCCATTCCAATAATAATGTCAAATTCTCTACTTTTTCCAAAACAAGCAGAATTTATTTTTATAGATTTTGAATGATCTTCTAATAACAATTGTAAAATATATTTATCTGATTTCTTTTCTCCATGAATAGTATTTATAAATACATATCCATTTTTTATTGGATTTAAATCATTTATAACTTTTTCAGATATTAATGTTTCCATTGAACCAGTATCCCATATACAATTATATTGTTTAATTATTTCACCATTAGATAACCAGTTTTTATTCAATATCTTCCCCATATTTTGTAATATCTATTTTATAACCTGATTTATCATTAACTATATCAATACCAATATTTTGGAATGATTTTTTAATTAAATTTACATCAGTATTATTAATTGATTCTTGTATGATCAATTCATTAAATTCATTAAATTTTTTAATTTTTGGTTTTGTTAAATCTAATCCAACTTTTAATTTTTTATTCATTTTATTATGTTTATTTTATTTTATTCTATATATTAATTACAAACATCTATTATAATAATCATATCTAGAATTGAAAAAACGACAAACATCTAAACAATTCTTTTTACATATTGGATCTTTATGAGTATCAAATGATTGTATAAAATCATATCTTTCCTGTCTCATATTTGGTCCAACTTTACCAATTGGTTTACCTCCTTCTCTCATGTGAATAACACATTGAAAATGAAAATCAGCCGCTATAACACTATCATCTAACATTAAATGACATTTATGACTATCGTTTTCAGTTAATCCTCTAACATTTATACCATTTGCAAAATTATCAATTCTATATCTTAATATAGGATATTTTTCCTTAATTGTTTCTGGTACTTCATTTAATCTTGGTATAGGTTGATTAAATTGAGCAGAACTTATTATACGGATATCTGAAACTCCTAATGAATCAGCAAATTTAATAGTATCTATTGTTTTATCAATATTCATTTCATTTAATACGATACCCACAGATACATATGTCAATTTAGATATTTCTTTTATATTGTTTATTACTATATCCCAAGATCCTTTAATATCACCTGCCATTTTATCGCCGTCTTCACTGCAGCAAGCATCTAATGATATTGAATAATCATTAACACCTAAATTTATAAGTTGTTTATATAATTCTAAGTTATTAGAACCATTAGTTGATATAGCAATTCTATTTATTCCTTTTTCTTTTGAATATTTAACTATTTCTTTAATATTTGGGTGTAATGTTGGTTCTCCTCCAGAAAATCTTATATTTTCTAATGGTTCATTTTCACACCAATAATCTATATTTTGCTTTACTTCATCTAATGATAACATTTTATGTTTCCGATTACCATATATTTCTGATTTTAATCCTCTACAATATGGGCAATTGAAATTGCAGTATTCAGTGATAATCATCTCGCATCTCTTCATTTGTGATGTTAATGATGCATTCTTAGCTCTTTCATCACTAAGAGAATAAAATCCTATTTCTTCTAATTTATTTACCATATATTTTATTAATTTTATTCTTTCTATATTTCATAAGTCTATCATCACATTCTAATGTTGCAAATCTTATTGAAAACATATTATCATTAAATGAATCTATATCACCATTATTATAAATAAAAGTTTTTATATTTAAATTATTTAAGTATTCATCAATAAAATAACTAACATTTATTCCTAATGTTTGTAACATTAACGTTTTAGTTATTCCTTTATCTTTAATTATAAACATTGGTGAATTAATAATTTCAAAATCTGGATATGCTCCTCTTTCAATAAAGAAATCTTTAACTATTTCATTTTTAATTTCTCTAATTTTATATTCTAATTCTTTTTCTTTATTTTCCATATCACCAGATGATAATTCACTACCATATGATTCCCACATTGATTTATGTAAATCTTTTAATTTTTTTAATTCTTTTTCTAATTTTTCTAATTGTTCGTGTTTATTCATAAGTTATTTCATTATTCTTTTTAATTTTTCAATTCTTTCTATATGAATTAATGTATCATTTAACGGATAATAATTATTACCTATTTTTACTCTAAAATCAAATTGATCATACCTTATCATATCATTGGTTGTCTTATCGATAACATCCATATTTAAATAATTAGATAATTCATTACATATTTGATTTCTAGTTTTATCTGTATTAAATTCAAAAAAATATTTTTCTAGTATATTATTAATATCACTTTTAATTTTTTCTGACTTCATTTCTTTTTATTATATTTTGTAATTTATACTTTCTATATTTTGGACTTCTGCTTTCATAATAATAATTAATTTCTTTTGATATATCTTCAAGAAAATTAACACATTCTTTATTTGATACATTAACCATATAATTCCCATTAACTAATCTTTTATTATAAAAATCATTTAATCTCTTATAGAAATCAAATTTATAATAATTTAAATTTAATCTTTTACAACCATCTAATAAATGAAGACAATAATCCATTACTTGATTTTCGGTTATTTTTTCTTCCATTTTCCTATGATTTTATCAATTTTTTCTTTTCTTTCTTTTAACAAATCTTTATATGTATAATCCATATAGTATAAAGTACCATTTGGTTTATCTAATGGTTTAACTTCAATTAAATCAGTTGATATTAATTTTGTATAATATCTATCCATGTAATTGTTCTATCATTTTATCAAATTTATCTTTTATATCTTCTTCAAATGGATCAAAAATAGAATATATATGTTCAAAATATAAATTGTTTTTTGAACAAATTTTTTCTATATAATTAATTGCCCATATTTCAGCATCTTCATTAGTAGTACATATAAATATTTCATCACCCGAGAAAGCTCTACCGATGATAAATTTGTCATTTAATTCTGAAAAGGTTTTTTTAAAAATTTCATTAACCGATTTATAACCATGTTTTTCATTTAATGATTTAACATCATTAAAATCTAATAAATAAATATGAAGTTTATTTTTAATATCCTTTAATGTATATTCTAAACCATTTCTTGTATAAATACCAAAAGGTTGATCAATTATTAATTTATTGATTAAATCTTTCACTACTAAAATTTTTATTTATATAGTAATGAAAATAAAAAAAGTTATAAATTTATATGATAAACTTCTATTTCTTTAATTCCTTTTAGTTCCTTAATATCTTTATAATAATATCTTTGTACATCTGTTAGTAGCCTTGATGATCTTTTAGCTTCATCTCCTTCATTTTTAAATTTTATAAAATCTACTTTATAATCTTTTAATAAATCTTTAATATCAATATTTTCATCAAAAGAAGAAAAAACCACATTACCTGGTTTACATACCTTTCCTTCTATTCTTGCAGCACTATTTACTACATTTCCCATATAATCAATAATTTTATGTCCTTGTAATTCAATTGTAGTTTCATGTACTTCTCCATAACAAATTCCAATTCTAATATTTATATTTTTATTATTTACTTTAATTGGATTTTCTTTTAATTCATTTTGTAATTCTATTGCAAATTTTATCGAATCTTCAATTTTTTTAAATGATACCATATATGCATCTCCAATAGATTTTACAATTATACCTTTATGTTTCTTTGATAAATTATCGAACAAAATAGATTGTTGTTCTAATGATTTCATCATATCTTCTTTACTATCTCTCCATTTTTCAGCACTATCAACAATATCAGTAAAAAGAACAGATAATTTAATTGTTCCTTTTTCTATTTCCATTTTCTCGTTTAATATAGTAGTAAATTTTTTCATGAAATTTTATTTTTTTATAAATTTATCAGATACTATTTTAAAATTTGATTTACTAAATTTTAATAATTCGTCATATGGTGTAGAAAATTCTATTAATAAATCACCTTGACCATATTTAATACCGTCATCATTTAATTTAAAATCATATTGATTTAATATTTCTTTAATTTTAGGTTTAATTATATTATTAATACTTTTATCCCATGCTATATTTTGTTCATCATATGATAATTTATTAAAGTTTGGTATTATTCTTTTATGTTCTTTTATAAAATCAGTAATAATTATACTACCAATCATATCAAACATAGTTGGTTCTTTTATTAATTCAATTGGATAATCAAATTTAAATTTTATAGATTTTAAAAATTTTAAAATTTCATATTGACATTTATGTTGTTGTATATAAATCTGATCTCTTATTTCAACAGTTTTTGATACTTCTTCACTATCTTTGGGTTTTAAAAGATGTTTAATGGATTCGTTATATGATTTTAAATACTTCATGAATTAAGTAAAATTTTATTTATATATAAATAAAATAAAATAAAAATTTTATTATGTATGATAATTTAATAAAGGATAAAATAAAGGATGCATTAAAAACTAATCCAATTGTAAATAAATTAGTTCAAAAATTAGGGAGTAATGTTGAAGAAGAAATTAAAAAAGAAATTGATGATTTTCTATTAAGTGGAAAAGAAATATATCAATTTAGTAATTTTAAAGATTTAATGTATCAATCATTTTTAGAATTAAATGATAATAGATTTGCTAATTTTATAAGAAATGTTGTTAATAATCACCCCGATAAAAAAAGAACATATCAACACTTATTGAATGATATACAATGTAAATTGGTAGAAAAATACGAATTACCAAAAGAATATTATAGAATGTCAAGAAATCAATTAGATAATATTTGTGATGATTTATTATTAAAAGAAGATTATGCATTATTATTTAAAGTAAGAACATTCATTAAGGATAATTTTAGAGTATTTGGTTATAAAACGTATATAAAAGAAAATAGAGATTTAGCAATAAAAGTATTAAAAAGACATCAAAAAGACGAAACTAATACTAATTATATTAGAATTATTAAAATGTTGAATAATAAAAATGGTCTATTAGGTTTATTTACATATTTTCATTTTCAAGAAAAAATATCATTGACACGGTTAAGAATATTATTAAGAACATTAAATGATAATAAAAATATTTTAAGGAATTTACCTCAAAGAGTTCATGAATATATGTTTCAAAAATTACCATATACTATAAATGGTAGAACATATAATACAAATTTTGAAAGATTAGAAGATGATCTAGTTAGAATAATCGATATTAATAAAGCTAAAATATTTGCAAGTGAATATCCATCTTATTTAAGAAAGAACTTACATACAAATGATTATTTTATTGAATTGATTAGAGAATTAAGTTCAGATAATGAAGAGTCAAAGAAAAAATTAGAAATGTATAGAACTTTCTTTTTGAAAAAAGTTTCTAGATATAAAACACAAGAAGAACTTATTGAAGCTCTTATGAAATTTGTAATGTCTAGTAATGATGATGAAGAAATAGAAAAAAAAGTAAGAAATAACAGTGAATTAAAAATGGTATTTAATGATGGTGAATTAATGGTTATTAGAGTATTATCACATGATGCTCTACAACAAATCGCAAATGATACTAGTTGGTGTATAAAAGATTCATTATCATATTGGCAAGACTATGTTGGAACTAGTAATATTCAATTAGTAATTATAGATTTAAAACAAAAATCAAATTCCATATATAGAAAAATAGGAGTAACAATATATAGTAATGGTAGTTATTATACCGGACACATTAAAAACGATAATTACATATCAGATGATCAAATAAATAAAATATTAAAAGAACATGATATAACATTAAATGAAATTTTTGATACTGCTTCAATAATGGGAACTAATATACATTATAGTGATTATGACATAGAAGAAGATGAAAGAGATAGATATTGGAGATAAACTTATATATTAATAATGAATATAAATTAAATGAAATTTTATATTCCAACATATGAAGATTGTATAAATATTATTAATAACAATCCTGATATGTATTTCTATGAAAATAAATATGTTATAGATAATTATAATTTATCAATTTTTGGATATAGGTATGCTAAATATAATAATTTTATGTTACCTATATTAGATAATCCGAATATTAATGCATTAGAATTAAAGGGTATTTGTTTTGTATTTGATGATGATGGTAGTGTATTTAATCATCATTTATTGTTACATAAATTTTGGGAAATTGATCAATATAATCATTGTAGATATGAATTATTTAAAGATAAAAAAATAAAAAATATAACAACAAAAGAAGATGGTTATTTAGTATCTTTTTTAAAATTACCAAATAATAAAATTATATCATTTACTAAACATGGAATAGATGAAACTATAAATTTAAAAGTTAATGATTTTTTATCAGATAAAAATTATTTTGATTTCATTAATAGGTGTTTAAATAAAAACATACAGCCAATTTTTGAGTATATAGGAACAAAGATGTATGTGGATTATGGAGATAGAAAAGATTTAATTTTATTAAAATTAAGATGTAATAAAACTGGTAAATACTTAGATATTGAAAATTATAAATCAGAAGGTATAAATATGGTTGAATACCATAATAAAACATTAGAACAATTAATAATAGATTGTAAATCAGAACATAATATAGAAGGATATGTGGTACATTTTGAAGATGATACTTTTTTAAAATTAAAAACAAATTGGTGGGTAAATGAAAAAAATAAAAAAATATTATGATTGCTCGATAAATTCATTATCGAATAAATTACATAATAATAATTCTTATGGACCAATTGAGAATGACATAATGAGGGATTTAACAAAATATGCTCATTTATATAATTTTGAAAGAGTTTATGATTATAAAGAATCTGATATTATTGTAACAAATACTACATACCCAATAGATATATTAGAATGGGCAGATAAAAAAGATATTGCTCTAGTGAAAAGAATGGATGGTATATATTGGCAAAATGAATTAAAATATAAAAATTGTATGTTAAATAGGGCAGCATTAGAATCTGATATGGTTATTTTTATAAGTAAATTTTCTAAAGATTCATTGAAAAAACTATATGGTTATTCTCCACTTAATTATAAAGTAATATTAAATAATGTAGATGATAAAGTATTTTATAAAAGAAAAATAAAAAATGAAAAATTTACTTTTATATCATCTGCAACTAATTGGAATAGACATCCTAAAAGATTAAAAAGTATTATAGAATTATCAAAATTTATTAATAAGGATGATATTATAAAATTAATAGGGTATTGTGATGTTGATTTACCTGATAATATTATAAAATTAGGATATGTTGATAATGATGAACAAATGTCTAAGTTGATTGGTGAATCTGATGCTTTTTTATCATTATTTTATAGAGATGCTGGATCTAAGGTCACTTGTCAAGCTTTACAATGTCAATTACCAATATTACATGTATCTAGTGGCGGATTAATGGAACTGGTTAATGCAAGTAATGGAATAGTAATAGATGATGATATTCATATTTATTTTTCCGATGAAACACCGGATTTATTAATAGATGATATAAAAGATGGTTATTCTATTTTTAAAATGTATTATAATGATATAGTTGATATATATAATAAAAATAAAAAATACCAGAATACAATTTCTGAATATTTCAGTGTTTTTAAAGATTTATGTTAAAATTAAATTGGATTTAATTTATTTTATATATATGATAAATTTATATATGAATGAATGGGAAATGATGTAGTTACTTTTGACCATATTAATAAATTAATAATAGTTCTTACTGGTATAACATATATTGATGTTGGAATTGATTTATACTCAAATTGGAAAGAATGGGTTTTAATAGATGATAATGCTAAATATGATGCTGCTTTTTTTACATTTGGAGGTGAGCCAATATCGGAATTTCAATCAACACCACCATATTATTTTTTAACAAACGGGTGGAAAGTTTACGTAGAAAATATGTCTATAACAGTTGATATGAATTTATATTCAGATGATGGTTTAAGTCCATTTATTATAAATAATGCTTCTGTTACAAATAATACATCAGATGTACCTATTGTTAGATCTGATGTTGAAAAAAGATTAGCTTATGGAGATAGAGTTTATTTTGATTTTAATTCACCATATGTAGGAATAGAGCATCCCGTTGGAACAATAGCCCAACCTGTAAATAATATACAACAAGCTATAATTATTGCTAATACATATAACTTAAATAAGATATATATAAGATCAGATCTTAATATTACAGATGACTATAATTTATCAGAATTTAGCATATATGGTGATAAAAACGAATATATAGTAACATCTAATATATCATCTATTATATTAAATAACACATATTTTTATAATGTTACAATACAAGGTGATTTTAATGGTAGTAAAACATCAATAATAGATAGTATAATAGAAAATGATATTTATAATATAAACGGAAATATTAAAAATACTCAATTATCATCAACAATAAAAATAGATAATAATTTAATATTAAGTAATTGTTTTACAGGTAATAGTAATAAAGAATTAATAATAGATACTAATAATAATAAAAATACCAAAACTTTAATAAGATCATATTCTGGTGAAGTTAAAGTAATAAATACAAATGATAATGATGTTATTAATATAGAGTTAATTGCAGGTAAAATAATATTAGATGAATCTTGTAGTGGCGGAACTATTGATATTAGAGGTGTAGGATATTTAGAAAATTATGCTAGCAGTGGAATAACACTAGTATTAGATGGGTTTATAATGGATATTAGTAAAAAAATCTTCGACACAGTTAATAATATTGATATTACTGTCAATTCAATTAGCGATATAACTTATGATACAAATAATATTGTTAATAATATAGATACCAATTTAATAGAATTAAGTGGAATAACTTATGATACAAATAATATTGTTAATAATATAGATACCAATTTAATAGAATTAAGTGGAATAACTGTTGGTATTAATGATAATATTAATGAATTGACTGGCACTACTATAAAAATATTAGATAATACAATAATTATAACAGAACAAATTAGTGGATTAACTGTTCAATTTAGTGGTGTTACTGAATCAATGGATGAAATTGTATCACAAATTAATAATTTAGATATTAAAGTTACATATATTAGTGATAAAGTAGATGATATTTATGAAGATATTAATGTTATAAATGATAATATTACTGATATTAGTGGTGTATTAGATGATGTTTTACAAAATACAATATCGATAGATGATAAGGTTTCAAATATTAGTGGTATAACATCTGATATAAATAATAAGTCAGATATTATAATACAAGATATTATAAATATAGGAGATGATATAATAGAAATTGATGAATCATTAACTGATATTATATTAGATATAAGTGAATTAGATACAAAAGTATCATTTATCAGTGGAGTTACATATGAAATGAATGAAAATGTTTTAATTATGACTAGTGGTTTTACTAATATAGAAAGTGGTTTTACTGAAATTAAGGAATCTATTGATGATATGACAATTCAAGTAGAATCATTAGATACAAAAGTATCATTTATAAGTGGAGTTACTCATGAAATGAATGAAAATGTATTATATATGACTAGTGGTTTTACTAATATTGATCAAGGATTTGATAATGTTATTGATTCTGTTGATAATATGGCAATTCAAGTAGAATCATTAGATACAAAAGTATCATTTATAAGTGGAGTTACTTATGAAATGAATGAAAATGTTTTAATTATGACTAGTGGTTTTACTGAAATTGAAAGCGGATTTACTGAAATTAAGGAATCTATTGACAATATGGCTGATCAAATTAATGATATGTTTATATCAGTTAATAATTTAGATGCTCAAATAAAAAGAATTTTAGGATTGACACAAGAAAATTTCAGAATAGTTGATCATGTTTATGATTCTAATAATGCATTAACTACAGCTACTATTAAAATATATAACAATAATATAGATTGTGATAATGATGTTAATCCATTAGAAACATATAGTATGACTGCATTATATGATGGTTCTAGTAGATTAATTAACTATAAAGTAAGAAGAAATTAATGAATACAACATCTAATCATATAACCAATAATATAATAACGAAAGGTTGGTTAAATATATCTGCTATAACAAAAGGATTTATATTACCAACTTTTCAGTATATTATATATGTTAAGAAAAAAGGTGGAGTATCTGCATTTGAACCACACCCTAAAGATGATAAACATCTATATGATGATTTAAAGAAACTAAAAGAACAAGGAGTAGATGTTGATCATATTGAAGTATTTGTAAATTGGGATAAACAACCTTTTAAATGGGGTAAAAATATAACAGCTCAATTAATACAAAAGAAGATAGAAGTTGAATTACTAAATAATTTACATAACAATTATAGTATATCAGTAAAGTTTATAGATAAGGATTAAACTGGATTTTTATAATTTCTATCAAAATTTTGTTGTATTGGTATAGTTGTATTAGTACTAGTTAATATTGATTCTAATCTTATAAATTCATATTGTAGATTATGTATATGTACATATATTTCTATATCACCTGTATAATTATATTGATATTCATATTCTGTTCCTGAATTTTCTATCCCATCAATTTCAAATCTATCAGTTTTTCTTATTAATCTAATTTCAGTATTTTCTTTTAATCCTGTTAATTTAAAAGTTCTAACATTATTTATAGTTGTAGTTGATGTTCCTTGATTTAAAAAAGTAGATGGATTAGATGTATTTATACTATTAATAGTAACTTGTCCATTGCTTGTATTTAATACATCATAATCATTATTTAAAAATAATAAATCATAATAGTTATATGTTCCTGTAGAATCATGTTCTATTGCAGCAGGATTATTTGTTATATCACTATTACCAATAAAGCTAGAATTTCTTATATCAATTGTATTGTTCCATAATAATGATGAATCAGTACTATATGTATTATTAAAAAAACAATTTCTTATATACATTTGATTTGCATTTACTTGTCCAGATTTAATTATTGTATTTCCTATAAATTCATGATTATTATTTGTACTTAAATCAATAGTATCTTTACAATTATAAAATGTTGATCCATAAATATTTAAATTGTTTACATTTGTTCCTGTAAAATTTATTTTTAATACGGGATCAGATGACTGTATAGTACAACCATTTAATCCAGATGCGTTATCACCTGTTCCTAGTTTAGTACCTAATTGAAAAACATTAGTATTTGCTGATGATCCTTGTACATTAAATTGATAAAATGATGTACTAACTAATCTATTTTCATATACGATTGTAGAATTAATATCTTCAAAATATGAACTTGATGTAGTTGATCCGAATGTCAATCTTCCTTGAACTCCATATATACCAGTCCCTAAACTTTCTATTATTCCCCATGCATTATTTATAGAATCATCCTGTGATAATATTTCAGAAAATTTACCTGGATCTGCACTTGTTCCTCCACCAATAACCAGTCCAGTTCCATATCTAGCAACATCATAAAAACAGTTAGGTGAGTTACCAGTAGCTTTTGTTGTAGCTCTAAACCCAACCCCAACTTGAGTTAAATTTGATAAGTTTGGTTGGGATGCACCTGCTATTTGTGTAAAATTTGTGGGTAAATTATCACCATTTAATATAAAACAGTACCAACCTTGTGAACTGAAAGATTTTAAATCTCTACCACCAACAAAATAAGCTCTTATATTAGTACCATCACCAATAACAATTCTATATCCACCATTTGCATATGTATCAATAGAAGCAGGTCCAATCATCCAAGAATATATACTTTTACCAACTAAATTAAATGATGTTACAGTTCCATACCTATGAAAATTAGTATTTGCAGTATTAGCTTGAAAACCATTACAACCTGTTCCAAATCTTTGAAAACCAGTATATACTGTTCCTCCACCAAATGCAGTATTAGCAGTATATAATGTTACTAGATCAGTTGTTATAGAAACTGCCATTTTTAATTATTAATTTTTAAACTTCTATCATATAATGTAATCATTATAGCTGCATGTGCATATAATGCCATATTATTAGGAGTATCAATATAAACCCAATCACCTGATGATTCATCTAATGGTTCAATACTACTAAAATCTGGCCCAACTACATATATTGCATTTTCTGGATGATTATAAGTAGATAATGGATAATTTATATAATCAAAATTATTTATGAATGTTTTTAATTCTAAAAAAACATAATTATTTGTTTCTATTGGATAATTAATAAAATAATCTGATATACTATCATATCTTTCAAATATTAAATCTAGATCATCATGTTTATAATATTGTCCTAATTTAAATTCAGTTTTATCAATCATAACCAATTTATTAACACCAAATGCTTTAATGTTCTGACACCAATTATTCATTTGGCTTCTAGGATTATCACTACCAGGAAATTGTTCCCAATCTGTCATATGGAAAATTACAGTAACCATAATTTTATTTATTTTTATTTTATATATTAAAAATAAAAAGGTGATAATTAATTTTATCACCTTTTTATTATAAATTAATTTAAATTTATAGTGGGTTAGAGTAGTTTCTTTCAAGAGCAGCCACAAAGTTGATAACGTTTGCAGTTGATCTTGTTATAGTACCAGTTGTTTTTACATATTGACCAGTAGATAAACCAATTGCAACTGCTGTATAAGGAGCATCTGTATTTGCAGTTCTACCACCTTGTGTATTACCTTCATAATCATATGAAAATGATATACTTGATTGACTATTTGTTAATCCAGATAATGGATTTCCATCATTATCATTTATAATAATTGCATTTGGTGTTCCAAATTCATTACCATTAGCATTAGTAAAGAAAACCCAATAAGTAGAATCTGTATCGTTTATCAAGTTATCGTTAAATAGTATTGTACCAGCTGCAACATATGGATAAACTCTGGATACATTAGTATCATCTCTAAATACTAATCTGTTTGTATCATTAGCTAAGAAATTTTCAATATATACTCCACCTTTATCTGTATAAAGTGTTTGTAATGTATCACCGACAAATTGTAATAATTCAGCAGCAGTATAACCACTAACAACACCTACTCCATCATCTATATCAGCTTGTTGTCTTAATTGATAAGCAACAAATGAATATATTTGTTCAGCTGTTCCACTAGCACCATCAATAATAATTGAGAAATCATATGTACCTGATCCAATTGTTATAGATTGTGGAGTATTATAATAGGTTATACCCATATTTGTATATGGTGTTTGTGTAGATATAACAGTATCATTGGCTGTTATTTTTAAGTCAATTGTATTTGATAATGGTAGTGCATATTTTCTATATGTTAATTCTGCTAGATTTTGTTCATCAATAAGATCATAGAAACTATATAATTTACCTTGAACTCTTAAAAATATTTTAAAATATGTGGTATAATCGAAATTACCATGTGTCGCATCTCCAAATATTTTTATAGCTTGATTAACAGGTCCGGGATAAACAGTAGATATACCTTCTCCATTTTCAGATTGTTGATAATACGCAGTATCACTACCTGGATCATCAAAAGAACCAAGTGTTGTTAAATTCATATATTCTTCAATAGAATTACCAACTAAATCTTTTACTGCCCATCCACCATCTCTTATATAGTTAACAGTTCCACCTGATGAAAAATTCCATTCATTCACTACTTCAAACTGTTCAGCAGTAATTGCAATAAATGGAAATGGATATTTAATTAATTCGCTATCTGCTTTCCATCTTTCCTTAGCAAAAGAATATAAACATTGTAATGTTACTCCATCTGCTGCTATAAATGTTACACCATCTGGTATTAATTCTATTTCTTTAGTGTCAGTGTGAAATACAACCTGAACATCTTGTGTTAAATCATCTGGATCAATTATTTTTGCCATTTTTAATTATTATTTTTTGTTATTTATTTATTTATTAGTTTATTAAAATCAATACTTGATTTATCTAAATATTTTTCCATTTCAGTTGTAATTGTAAATAAATCCTTTTTTTCAACTGTTGTATCAAACAACATTGTCTGTAATTGCCTTAATAATTGTCTTACTTTTTCTATATTAGTAATATCTGTCATATCAAGTATTTTTAATTTTTATTTATATATTAAAATATAAAACTCATTTTTTTAAAATTTATTGAACAGGTTCTTCTCCTCCTGTTTCAGCTTGTCCGCCTTGTGCAGGTGCTTCTCCTCCTAATTCACCGCCTTGTGCGGGTGGTTCTCCTCCAAATTCTCCACCTGATGATGGTGGTTCACTCCCTCCAAAAAATGGTGCACCTGGTCCAGATGGAGGTCCACCAAATTCTTCTTCACCCATTCCTTCTTCACCTTCAACACCTTCTCTTCCACTAAGTGATCCTTTTTCTTTTAATTTGTATTTATCATTTTCTGCAATATCTTTATCGGTAAATTTCATAATATTTCTAATAATCCATTCTAAAGATAAATATCCTTCACCTTCTGCATTTTGTAAATTAGATGATAATGTTGATGCGATATTTGATCTTTTTTCTAAATTTGCTAAATATTTCCATTCTTCAAATAATTCATTAGAGTTAAATATAACATTTAAATTATTTATAAAATTATAATCTTGCATTAATTCTGGGAAATCTCTCATCATTTGAATTTTAAGAGGTTTTATTAATAATTCTCTAAATACTGTTCTTATTCTTTTAATAAAATTTTGAAATTTTATTTCATCTCTTGTCATTTCTGATGCATCTTGATATAAATTACCACCACCTGACTCCTTTTCAAATCTAGAAAATGGTATTCTTGATGCCTTTTTTAAATTTTTATCAAACCAATTTAAAATTTGATCTTCATTTAAATCATTACCTTGTGGTGTTTCTATTGTAATTTCAGGTGTTCCTCCTTCATTAGAAGACGGAAACCAAAAATCTTTACTATGTGGAATATGTGAACTACCATTTATACTTACTGTACCTAAATTATCATCCCATTGTATATCTTCATGATATTCAGACATTAATTGATATATTTGTTGTTCAGCTTGTTGTCTCGATAAACCACCAACAGGTATAACGAATTTTTTATAAATTGCAGCTTGATTTATATTATAAAGTAATTTTGTTTGTTCTATTAATTTTAATTGATTATAAGGTCTTATTAAAGGTTCAACATAAGATGTCTCCCCATAATCTTGATTATTACCATAAGATATATAAACAACTTGTGCATCTAATAGTACTCTTCTTAATCTTGGATTATCAGGATACTGTATCCATACAATTGTTTGAGTTTCTGGATCAGCTGCAGGTACTAATGTCAATGGATCTAACTTTACTAAATCTGTTATATTTTTTTGTTTTTTATCATATACAATTTCAAATGCAATAAATCCATCAATTAATAAATCTTTTAAATGATTCCATGCTGTTATACCATCATTAAAACCAAATACATTATATAATTTTTGAAAATTTTCATGGACTTTTTTTCTTATAATATCATCAAATTCATCTGGTAAATCAGCAGCCCAACAAAATTTATTTTTATCATTGAATATAATTACTTCATCTGCGATCTGGTTAATATAATCTCTTATTTCGTCTTTTATTGAATATTGTCTTAATATTTTTCTTTTATCAAAATAAGATCTATCTAGTTGAGCAATTGATTTTTTATCTAATATCTTAGATATCATCTTTTTGGTAAATAAATCATACATATAAGGACCTTCTGTAATATTACCCATATTTGAATATGATTCAGGATTTTCTGATGCTCCAATTGCAAATGACTGTCTTGCTGTGTCAATATCATATAATAATCCATAATTACTTATTTTTCTAAGCATTTTATTAAAAAATCCTTGGTTTATTCCAGTTCCACCTAACATACCTTGATTATTTTGTTGTCTATATGATGCCATTTATTATTATTAATTTTAGAATTATATATAAAATAATTATAATTCAAATTATAAAAAATTGGTTTTTATTAAAATAATTAGTATTTTTGTATCAAACTTAAAATATTTAGATATGATTAATAAAGGAATTAGAATATTAGATAAAGAAGATATTAAATTATATTTTTTTGGTGGTAAAGGTAAATTTATACTAAAATCAAATAAAACTGGTAAATGGTTCATGTATAAAATTACAAAACCAAAAGATAAAAATAATGATGAAATATACTATATATCAGTGTTACTAGATGGTAATTATCAATATTTAGGTATTATTAAAATTGATGATATAGATTATATTAGAACTCAAAAAGTTAAAGTTGATGCTGTTCATGATTGTATTTCTGGTATTAAATGGTTATTAAAACAATTTAAAAACGATAAAGAATTTCCAACCGATATGGAATTTTATCATATGGGAATTTGTTGCTGTTGTGCTAGAACACTTACAGTTAAAGATAATATTGAATTAGGAATTGGACCAATTTGTTTTAAAAATTATGGTAAAAAAAATAAAAGAATTATGAGAATCGTAAAAATTAAAGATTTACAGAAGAAAATTAAAAGAAAATAATTTTATATATACTTAAAAATAATTTATCATAATGGCAAAAATTAAAAGATTTAATGATATCGATAACCTTATTAGTAAAGAAAAAGATGCTATTTCTAAAGGTATAAAATCAAATAATTTATGGGTAGTATTAACAAATTATAGTACAGATATAGGAACAGTTTTTATTAATAAATCAGATGCTGAAAAGTTAGCAGAAATACAAAATAAATTGTATTATGACTACTACCGCAAAATTAATAAAAATATGTCAGATGAAGAATTTGATAACTACTTTAAAAATAATGATTATCACAAAGTTAAAGTGATATCACTAGAAGATGCAATAGAACATATTAATGATATTATACGTGAAGATTCTATTCAACATGACTCGTCATATTAAAAATAAATAGTAATAATGTTAAAATATAATGAATATTTAATTTTAGAAAAATATGAAGATAATTTAAAATATACATTAAGTAGATTAGGAATAAAGGATAAAAATGAAATCCAATATTATTTAAATGCTGCCAAAAATGGAAATTTAGGACACGAGTTAAAGAAAAATGGTAAAAAGTTTACATTTGGTATATTATATGCTATTTTTAAAGATGCAATAAAAGCTAAAAAACAGTCTGATTTAAAAATAGGAACAGTAAAAATGGTACATAGAATAGCACCAATTTTATTAGCTCCATTCTTTCCAATCATCGCAACTTTAGGTTATATATTAGGTACATCAAGAGCATTTAATAAAATATTGAATCCTGTAATAACAAATCCTGGTAATGATTATAATTCTTTTCTAAAAAAGATAATAGATAAATCAATGAAGGTAGCAGAAGGTGAAATACCAATTAAAGATAGATTTATAAGAGCATTTGTAGTATCAGATGATTTAGTATCAGCAATAAAACCAGAAGTTTTACAAGAATTCTCAATTTATTTAGCTGATAAAATTTATAATATGGAAATGGATAAAGAAGTACCAGATTATTTTGTTGAAAATGAATTAAAAATTTATATAAATGATAGGTTTAACGTAGATCCAAAAATACCATTAAAAGAAGGATATTCAATAAAATCATTCAAATAATTTATAATTATTTTCTATATTTCTTAATTTTTTATAATAAGATTGTACATCTTCTTCATATGTTTTTACAGATTCATCTAAATTATTTAGCAAATTTTTTAATTTTTCTTTTGTTTCACTACCTTCTTGATATTCTTCCATCAATTGTTTCATAAGTGCAATATTAACAGGTCTCATATGAACATGTATTAATAAATACATCAAACTTGTAGATACAACAAAACATTCATTAATTTTAGTAATATCAAATGCCGATATAGAATAATGATATCCTCCATTTTTTTCAAGTGTTTTATAAACTGTTTCAAATTTAACAGGTAGTGGGGTTTCTTCCATAACTCCATTTGAGTCATTATTTTTATCAAAAATTTGACTATAAACAATTGATAATTTATTAAAATATATCATTTTATAATCAAAAGGTAAATAATCTAAATTGACTGCATATATAACATGCTTATTATTATCTGTAACCCTATAATCTATTGCAAAAATAGGACAATACAACTTATTGCCGTTAAAATTGTAATTAATTAAATAAAATTTACCAACTTTTATATCATTTAATGGACAACCTGTAAACCAACTAGTAGGATTTTTTCTCATTAAGAATATTTCTTTGTTTGATTCATGTATTAAAGAAGGTAGATCATTTCCAAATTTACCTCTTAATGCTCTAACATAATATTCAAATTTTTTATCTTTTTCTTGTAATATAATCATATTTATATACTTTTTTGTTTATTATATTTCGGTTTTCTTTTTTGTATCATGTGTTTACAAATATCATTTAACCAATTATTTTTTAATGATGTATTATATGCACTAGAACTATTTTCTTTAAAATCTTTTCTATTGTCATATTTTAATGATTCTTCTTTACATTTTTCATATGTCCAATACCCATTTGGTTTCCTTATAGTACTCATATGTGAACATAAAATATCTACCCATTTATTATTTTTTATTATTGTATATACTGACGGGTTATTAATTCTTAATTGTTTTTTATTTTTATATTTTAATATTTCTTCTTTACATTTTTCAAATGTCCATATTTTATTACCTCCTCCAATTCCACCAGTTTTCATCTTATTTAAAATATTCCAACCATCATTTTTATATTTATTTACATAATATTCTTCCATTTTTATAGCTTCACTAACATCTATATAATCTGTTAATTGTTTTCTTCTAGGTATTAAATTTATTTCATTCATATGTTTTATAACTTGATCTGTTTTTGATTTTAATCGATTATTATGTCTTTTTTCTAAATTATACGTTAATCCAACATAAACATGATTATCATCAAATTCATAAGAATATATACATTTTCTGTGTGTATTGCCTTTAATTATCATATGTTTACATAATTCATCTATCCAATTATTTTTATAACAAGCACTATAACAACCTTTGCTTTTGTTTTTAAAATCTTTCCTATTGTCATATTTTAATGATTCTTCTTTACATTTTTCAAATGTCCAATAATTTCTAGGTTTTTGTGGACTTACCATATGATTACATAATTCATTTATCCATTTATTTTTATAACATATATTATAACAACTAATATTTCCTTTTTGTAAGTCTGTAATTGTTTTATATTTTAATGCTTCTTCTTTACATTTTTCATATGTCCAATAACCATTTGGTTTTCTTTTTTGTATCATATGTTTACAAATATCAGTTAACCAATTATTTTTTAATGAACTGTAGTATGATCCATTACTATTTTTTTGAAATTCTGTAATAGATTTATATTTTAATGCTTCTTCTTTACATTTTTCATATGTCCAATAATTTCTTGGTTTTTTTCCTTTTTCTTGTAATATAATCATATTTAATTATTCAATTTTAATCGGTTCACAACTTTCCCAATTATCATATAATTGCCCATCACTTCTAATTATTAAATAATTACCCATCATACAATTATCAACTAGTTTTATACTTATACCATTAAAATTATATTTATCATTAGATATCTTATTACCATTTTCATCTAAATACTCCGATATCTTATCTAATATATTATCAGATGCTTTATTCACCTTAATCCATTTATTTATTGGATTATCATCATCTGTACACCATAAGTTTTTAAATGTTAATTGATCAGCGCCTAATTCTTTTACTGCACTAAATATTTCACCCATTGAATATTTATCATATTCCTTTATAAGATTAATACTAATTCTTAATACAAACCCATTATCCTTTATTTTTTTACATATTGTAGGTAAATGAAATAATAATTTATTTTTAACATCTATAATATCTAAATTATTCTTATAATCTAATATATCAAATACAGATAATGATACTGTATGTAAATTAATATCTTTTAAAATTTTTAAATTTTCATCACTCATCAAAACACCAGTTGTTTGCATCTCAACTTTAAAGGGTTTCTTTAATTTTTTATTAAGTTCACCAAATTTTTTAATAAAGGACATGTTCTGTGCAGGTTCTCCATTATCACTTGTTAATATAGCATTATTACAATAATTACTAACTAATTCTAAACTTTTTAAATATTTTTCGTCATCTATAACCCTATTATTTATTTCTTTCATCTGTAGATGTGCACTATGTATTCTAGCAATACAACTCTTACATGCATTAACACAACCTTTTAATGGGATATTTATTTGTAATGACGATACATTTGAAATACTTTCATTTATATTATTATACTGACTTAAATACTTTTCTAAACAAAGTGGACAAATATCAAAATGTGTGAATTTTTCAAAGGTTTGAATATATTTCATAAATGTATTTTTTATTGTATATATTAAATCAGGTTTGGGAAAAATTCATCTAACCATCTATTTTTACTTGATGATGCATATGCTCCTTTACATTTTTTAAAAAATTCTGTTCTATTTTTATATTTTAATGCTTCTTCTTTACATTTTTCATATGTCCATTTTAATTTACCGCCAATTGCACCAGTTTTTATTTTATTTAAAATATTCCAACCGTCATTTTTATATTTATTCACATAATATCCTTCCATTTTTATAGCATCATTGACATCTATATAATCTGTTAATTGTTTTTTAACTGGTTTTAAATTTGTTTCATTTATATGTTTTGTTACCTGGTCATTTTTTGATTTTAATCTATCAATATGTCTTTTTTCTAAATTATATGTTAATCCAATATAAACATGATTATCTTTAAATTCGTATGAATATATACATCTTTTGGTATTATTTTTTTGTACTTTCATATGTGAACATATATCATCTAACCATTTACTTTTAATTGCTCTATTATATGCACCCATAGAATTTCTGTTAAAATCATATCTATTTTTATATTTTAATGCTTCTTCTTTACATCTTTCGTAAGTCCAATATCCCTTTGGTTTTTGTTTATTTTTCATGTGTGAACATATATCATCTAACCAATTATTTTTAAGACTTTTGTAATATGCCTGTACACACTCTTTTTGAAAAAGACTTTTATTATTATATTTTAATGCTTCTTCTTTACATCTTTCGTAAGTCCAATACCCCTTTGGTTTTTGTGAACTTACCATATGTAAACATAATTCATTCCATTTATTTTCCCTTATTATTTTATACGCAGTTGAACAATTATTTTGTAATTCTGTGATAGTTTTATATTTTAATGATTCTTCTTTACATCTTTCGTAAGTCCAATATCCCTTTGGTTTTTGTTTTGGTATCATATGTGAACATATATCATTTATCCAATTATTTCTATAAGATGCACTATATGCTGCATTATTACCTCTTTTAAAGTCGTTCATGGAATTATACTTTAAAGCCTCTATTTGACATTTATCTTTTGTCCAATAATTCCTTGGTTTTCTTTTCATTATCTTAAAAGACCTTTTTGTTTTAAATGTTTTTCAGTAATTATAATAAATTCAGCATTATGATTTTTGGCATAATCTATCGCAGCATTCCACTTTAACTTATTCTTTACATGTGTTCTTACTGCATATTCATAATTTTCTAATGCTTTTGCTGTTTCATTTAATGGTCTTTTAGGTGGGTATAATTCACTTTGTGGTTTTATTTCTACTATTACCTGTTTATATTTATGTGGATCTCCATCTATACACATTTGGTAATAAAAATCAGGATAATATCTATGTGTTTTATTTCTTAAATCTTGATAAGTTATAACGGGCTGTTCACATGACCACCTTATTATTTTATCATTCATATCTAAAAATGTACAAAATGCATATTCCCAACTACTTCTAAATTTTATATTAGTTGGATCTCCTATATATTTATTAGGATTTTGTAAATGATAAAATCCTTGTTTATATTTATTATTAAATTTTGATTTATTTGAACTCATTATTTTATAATATATTTGATAAAAATATATACATTAATATAAATATAATACCCATTAAAATAAGAGACACTGTTAATATCTTATTATTATCGATAACTAATATTCTTTCTAATTTTGATAAAGAATTTTCTAGATTAAAAAACGTCATGTCTTCATTTTTTATAATATAATCAAATGCACCTAACTTCATTAATTCAGCTGCTGTTTTAACATCTTCTTGAGCAGAAATTATAATAACATTTATATTATTGTTGTATTTTTTAATTTTTTTAAGAACTCCGTCACCATTTAATCCGTTTGATGTTAATATATGATCTAATATTACGCAAATAGGTTTATTTTTATTTATATAATCAACTGCAGTTTCTCCTTCATTAAATATTTTAATATTAGTAAATCCCTTTTTATAAATATTAGCTTTAATAAGTTGAGCATAATATTCATTATCATCTACAATGACAATTTCGGATTTTTTTAGTTTTTTAAAAAATGATATCATAATATTTGTACTTTTTTAGTATATATTAAAAATTAAAAACTATAAATGAATAATTTATAAAAATTAAAAAGTATGTAACCCTTTACCGTCATTTGATCTGTCAATACTTATCATTTTTATAACATCATCATTATAACTCTTTTTATTATTCAATATATTCATACCGTCTGCTATACCTCTCTTAAATATTTCTGTAAAATATGGTAATGCATAATCATATTTCTTATAGTTAAAATTTTTCCAATTTTGAAACATATGTAATAATCCTTGTTGAATACAATCATTCTTATCATCTACATTATTATAATTTCTTTCTTTTCTTCGAACTGTATTTTTTGCAATTAATATTAACATATCTTGAGCGTTTTTAGTTAATTGACCCTTTCCTTTCGATAAAATCATTTCGTAATAAAGATCTTTGTCTTCTAAATAATTTGCCATATTTATTGGATTATTTTTTGGAATTTAATAAAATTTTAGTACCTTTGTATATTGGGGAGAACTTGCTTTTTTGCATTTAAATACATATTTTATTTTATAATATGTTATATATTAAAAATTTAAAAAGGTTTCGTTATTTTTGATAAAAAATTAAAGGTTTTTTGTTAAGTGATTGATTATTAATTATAATTTTTTTATTTGGATATTAAATTTTTTTTATTTAATTTTGTAGATTATGAGTAAAAAAAATAAAAATATGTGGTTTAGTTGGAGTAAAAAACCAGAAAACTTTAAATTTGTTAGTAATAATGGTAACTATAGATTTTACAGTTATGACATACCAATTTTTCATAATATTAATGTAGTAGATATATTAAATATTAATGTTAAATATTTATATAAAGATGATGATATTTTAATAGATTTTAACTACTTATATAATATTATTAATATGGATGATAATATTACAATTGATGATAAATCATTTATCAGAGATAAAAAATTATTTCCATTTATATATTCAATTGAAATAAATGATTACGATAATTATTTACATTTTAAAAAATTAAGAAATAGAAAGGAAAAAATATTAAAACTTAAAAATTTAACAAAATGAAATTTGTAAGATTTGGTGGTTTATCATCAGTTTATCAGGATCAATATAAAACAGGTGACAAGTCTTTTCATAATCCTCCTAAAAAAAGAGGTTGTTATGCATTTCTTCATGGTCATATTGATAAATTTTTAATTGGTTCAACATATGAACCGGGTCATATATCAAATAAGAGTTATTGGTTAAAAGATGATAATGGTAATAGAATAAAATATGATGATATTTTTTATACAGTAGAAGTAAAAAAATCAGACAAAATTGAATTTATTTCTAAAGTAAATCCGACTTATATTAAACTTTTAAAGAATCGAAAAATAAAAGTTAAAGATATAAATTGTTATAAAGATTATGCTTGTGTTCTTAAAAAACCTAAAGTATTTGAGTATAATGGTGAATTATGGCATCATTTAGGTGAACATCTAAGACCAGAACAAATAATTGAATCAAATGGTAGTTGGGTTAAAACAACAATGGATGATTTTGAATTTGCATTAAAAATAGAATATAAAAAACTATTAAAAGATAAACACAAAACAGATAAAGAGTTTAATATATTAAATTTTAAAGGTAGACAAAATCCATTTAAACCATCTTTTGGAATTAAATATAATAAAGATCATCTTGAAGTTTTTATTGAAAAAATAAATTAAATAATTATAATATGGAAGACGGAGATAATGCATATAAAATTTATGTCGATGAACAATATAATATAAAAGTTATATTAAATGACTATTCCATTAAAGATATCATCGAAATAATTGGTATAGAGAAAATTGAATTAGAATTAAGAAAAATTAAACTTAATAAAATAATTAAAAATGTATAAAAAAGATAAAATATTTTATAGTGATTTCATCAAAAGGAAAAATGATGCATATTCAATGTGGACAATTGAAAAAGAAGAAGATCCTGTTGATGTAGCAATTAAAAATAATTCAGTTGAATATTTAATTGAAAAAATAGGAATTGAAAAGGTTGAACTGGCTTTAAGAAAATTAAAAATTAAAAAAATTAAAAAAGGGAGTTAAACAACTCCCTTTAAATAATTAACTTTAAATTATTAAAGTTTCTTTCTTTCTTGTGCTTTTTGATCTTTAATTTGATTTAAATCTTTTGTTAAATTATGTTTGTAAATTAAAAGATTATCAAATGCTGCTTTTAATTCTGTAGATTCTTTAAGAATATCTTCATTTTCTTTAAGTTCGTCAATAGATTCATTAACTTCTTTAATTTTCATTTCAATTTGTTTTTCTCTATCCTCTAGTTTCTTGAAATGTCTTAACTCTTTTGAAAGTTTATTTTCAAAGAAGTCAGTTAAATCATATCCCATTTCTCTCTGTACATCTTGAATAAGTTGATTAGCAGAATCATATTCAAATAAAAATGATCCTGTTCTTTTATCAACATTATAAACATACATTTTATCTTTATAATTAAATGCAAATGTTTCAGTCATAGGTTTTGTTAAATTAGTTATTTTACAAGCAACATCTAAATCAACAATTTTATCAATATTTTTAGAAACAGACTCAATTACATGATAATAATTCTTTTTTAAGAATGGTACTATTGGTGAATTAAATAAATCTTCTAGTGTAGATTCTTTGTCAGCTTCTTCACCATTTAAATATAATTTTTTATTCATACTTAAACCAATTGATAAATTCTCATCAATTCTAAAATTAATAGTCTCTTTTTCAAAATTAGAAAGTCTCATAGCTTTTTCTAAATTTTCTAATACTTTTAATTTATTTTCATCCTTAACAACATCTCTTAAAACACACTGTTTAATTTCTTTTTCTGTTAACATAAACCACCTGTCACCTATAAATGCAACATGACCTTCTTCAATCTCGTCAACCACAGTAAATATTTTACTTTGTTTACCACCATTAGAATTCATATTTTTTCTTTCTACTGGATCAGTAGTCAGTTTATTCATAAATATTTTAATCTCAGGTACCCAGTCATAAAGAGCTAGTTCATTCAAAATATGTTCCATTCTAGTTGAATCATCATCTTTAGATATAATATCTAAGATTTTATTTAATGGTTCTCTATATAACATTCCATAATTCTTACCCTCTACTTTTTTATACAAATCTTTTAATTCGTATAGTAGTGGCATACTTTCTAACTCTTCATCAAAACTTTCAAGTAATTTCTTAACATCTGTATCATAACTATAATCTTTTAAACTATTTTTTAATGATTCAGTTAGTTGTTTTTCAGACATTGTATCAAATCTGTGTAAATGTTTTTCAACAATTGATGAAATTTCAAGTTGATCAAGTGTTAATCCTTGTTTGAAATTAAACAAATCAAATTTCCAATTTTTCATTTTTATAATTAATTGTTTTTTAAAAACTTACAACATCTTTATATGTTGCATGTTTTTTATTTTTTAGATTCATAAAATCTATATTTATATATTAATAAAAAAAAGTCGTTTTTTGACAATTTAAATATTATATATAGTGATATGAGTACAAGAAGATTAAATACCAGTGAATTTATAATAAGATCAAATAAAATTCATAATAATTATTATGACTATTCATTAGTTAAATATATAAATAATAAAACTAAGGTTAAAATAATATGTAAAGAACATGGTATATTTGAACAATTGCCTATGTCTCATTTAAGAGGATCAAAATGCTTAAAATGTACAAACAAATCAAATACAAAAACTACTAAACAGTTTATATTAGAATCTAAAAAAATACATGGTGAAAAATATGATTATTCTTTAATCGATTATAAAAATGCATATACTAAAGTTAAAATAATATGTAAAGAACATGGTGTATTTAATCAACAACCAAATAATCATTTAAATGGTCAAGGTTGTCCAATATGTAGTGGTGTTTCGAGAAAAACTACAGAACAATTTATAATAGATTCTAAAAAAGTACATGGTGAAAAATATGATTATTCTTTAGTTAATTATATAAATGCATATACTAAAGTTAAAATAATATGTAAAGAACATGGTGTATTTAAACAAATGCCAATTAGTCATATAAATAATAATGGATGTGCAAAATGTGCCGGTAAAAATAAAACAACAAAAGAATTTATAGATGAATCTAATAAAGTACATAATAATAAATATGATTATTCTTTAACTAAATATATTAATAGTAAATCAAATGTTAAAATTATATGTAAAAAACATGGAATTTTTGAACAAACTCCTTCTAATCACTTAAATGGCAATGGATGTGTAAAATGTATAAATGATAAAATTAGTTTAAATAATAATATTTTTATAGATAGATCTAATATAGTTCATAATTTTAAATATGATTATTCATTAGTTGATTATATAAATAATCGTGTTAAAATAAAAATTATATGTCCTTTTCATGGTATATTTGAACAGCAACCTTTACATCATTTAAACGGTAGTGGTTGTCCTATTTGTAAAACATCAAAAGGTGAAAAATTAATTAAAAAATTATTAGATAGTGTTAATATAAAATATTATTATCAAAAAAGATTCGAAAATTGTAAAAATAATAAACCATTACCATTTGATTTTTATTTGCCTGATTATAATATATGTATTGAGTATGATGGTATTCAACATTTTAAGCCAATATCTATATTTGGTGGTAAAAAATCATTAGAAAACCAAAAGATTAAAGATAAAATAAAAAATGAATATTGTGAAAAAAATAATATTAAATTAATAAGAATTAAATATACAGATAATATTAATTATATTTTAAATAATTTATATGAAAATATTTGTATAATTAAAAATTAATTATTATTTTTGTGCGATTAATTTTATAAATCCTAAAAATTAAAACTATATGAATATGAAAAAATTATTTTATTTATTTTTAACATTACTAATATCAGTAATATTTATATCATGTGAAAAAGATGATATTTTTGATATTGTTCCAACTAATCCAGATAAACCAAATTATCAAAGTGGTTTAGTTATTGGTAGATATACTAGTGATATTAGTTCACTTAAAAAAATGTATAATTCTAATATTATACATAGTATACCATCTAATTATTATACTGTAAAATCAAGTGAAACTACTGATAATTATGTATTAATTGAGGATATTAACGGTAGTATTGATACACTTAGATTATCAGATGAAGGATCTATTAAAATTACAGGTATTGATGATTTTTTTACAATTAATAAAAATTATATTTTATTTTATGGTAATTATATTGATGTTAGTTATGAAGTATTAACTCATGAATATATAACAGTATATGATAGTGCACATATTGATTCGACTACAAATTATATTAACGTTGTAGATACTACATTTGTTAATGATGACATGTGGTTAGTTTATTATGATACAGTTGATTTTGTTATAGATACTAGTTATACCGTTGTAGATTATAGTAATATATTATATAATTTAAATGATGGTAAATTTTATGATGTTGGTCATAGTATTAGTTTATATAATGATAAAATTACGAAATCATTTAATGATCCTTTTTATAGAAATGTTGATAGTACAAAATTTTATTTCTTAAATAATTATAATAAAATTATAGAGGTAGATTTAAGTGGTGATATACCAAATACTAGTATTGTATATGATAGTTATATATATGATAGTAATTTTATGGATTTTCATATGTTTGATGACCATATTGTTTATAAAAGTGATGTCAATCAATATAATTATATTACAAAAAATGGAACATATTCAAAATTAGATCAAAACATCATATGGAATGATACCGTAAGTACATTATTACCTATTCATCTTAGTTTTGTTTTAAATGATAATTTATATCTTATAATTGAAGATAATTGGGATAGTGAATATGATTATTATAAATTTATATATGATTCGGTTAATGATTCAATATTTATTCAATATGAAAAATCAATTGATAAAAGTATGGAAAATCCTATGGGATTAGAAAGAAAACTCATATATGAATATACATATAATAATAATATTTATTTCTTTAATAAATATGATAACATGTTGTTATCAATATCAAAAGATGATTTAACATATACAAACACATATTTAGATATTAATAATAGTAGTGAACATATAAATGGACCTATTGAATTACAGACTAAAATGACTGAGTTTATTAATGGTTTTATAATTTATACTAAAAATGATATTTATTCAGTGAATACAAATTCTAAATCATCTATTTCTACTACACCTATTGCATCTGGTTATACAATAAAAACAATGACGACAAATGACGATGGAACTGTAATATTTTATGGTAAAAATCCATCAGGACAAGATATAAAAGGTATTATTAATTTAGATTATACAATAACCGAAACATTAGTAGAATATGATTCTAATGGTACATTAATAACCGATATTTAAAATATAAATATTTGAAAAAAGGGAGAATTAATATATTAATTCTCCCTTTTTATGCTTTTAATTATAAAAAACTTTTTAAGTTTATATTAATATATTATAAAGAAAAAAATAATAAAGATATGAATATGAATATGAATATGAAATTTGATTTTGATGATATTAATTTAGTTCCTCGTTACAGTATTGTAGATAGTAGATCAGAATGCGATACAAGTATTAAATTTGGTAAATATACATTTAAAAATCCTGTTATGCCAGCTAACATGGAATCCGTTATAAATGAAGAATTATCAATTAAATTAGCAAAAGAAGGATACTTTTATGTTATGCATAGGTTTAATTTTGATTCTAAATCATTCATTAAAAAAATGAAAAAATTAAATTTAGTATCATCTATTTCAATAGGTGTAAATGAAGATAGTTATAAATTATTAAATGAATTAAAAGAAGAAAATTTGATACCTGATTATGTTACCATTGATATAGCACATGGTCATTCTAAAAAAATGAAAAGGATGATTAAATTTATTAAAGAAAACTTCGGTGATGATATTTTTATTATTGCTGGTAATGTATCAAGTATTGAAGCAACTGTCGATTTAGATAAATGGGGAGCTGATGGAATAAAAGTGGGTGTGGGACCTGGATGTTTTACACCAGATGCAAAAGTTCTAACAAATAAAGGATTAGTTTCAATTAAGGATATTAATATTGGTGACTTTGTTTTAACACATAACCATATATATCGTAAAGTTTTACAAACTCATAAATATGACAATAAGGATATTTTATTAAAAATAAATGATTTACCCATGTGTACACTTAATCATGAATTTTATGTTATTGATAAAAAAGACAAAGAAGTTGTTAATAATATTAATATTGAAAATTATGCTAAATGGATAGAATCATCATCGTTAGATAAAGAAGTACATTTATTAGTTAAATATAATACAATAATTGATGATATAAAAGTTGATAATATTGATTTACAATTAATACAAATTGAAAGAATAGAAGAATACGATTATAACGGTGATGTTATTGATCTAACTGTAGAAGATGATGAATCATACAACATAGAAGGTATAGTAGTTCATAATTCTGCCTGTACAACATGGCCTACAACAGGTTTTGGTAGTAGGAATATTCAAGCATCGATCGTTAACCAATGTGCATCTGTAACTAAAAAACATATTATATGTGATGGCGGAATTAGAAATCCTGGTGATATATCTAAATCTATTGTATTGGGTTCATCAATGGTAATGGTTGGTGGTATGTTATCTGCTTTTCTAGATTCACCAGGCAGAATAGTTGAAATTGATGATGTTAAATATAAAGAATTTTATGGTAGTGCATCAGCAAGACAAAGTAATAAAACTTCTAGAATCGAAGGAACTGTTAAATTAAATAAAATGAAAAATTCAACAATGGTTGAATACATGGAATATTTATCTGAATGTTTACAGAGTTCTATAAGTTATGGGGGTGGTAATAAATTAACAGATTTATATTCTGTAAAATGGATTTAAATGAAAAAATAAATAAAATAAAAATGAAAATATTAAATTTGAATGAATTTGAGAAAAACAAATTATTAGAAAAAAAGAAAGAAAGAAAAAGATTTTTTACTTCAGATTTACACTTTGATGATGATAGATTGAATCTATATGGTAGAGATTTAATGTTTAAAAATTCTAAAGAAGTAGATGAATATATTATTCAAAAATGGAATGATAATATAAATGATGAAGATTTAGTTATAGTTGTAGGTGATGTATCAATGACTAAAAAAGGATTAGATAATTTAAAAAAATTAAATGGTGAAAAATGGTTAGTTAAAGGAAATTATGATAAATCCGTTGAAAATGGAGGAACTGCTAAATATGAAATTTCAGATGAAATTTTATCAGAATACTTTACTAAAATAGTTGATGAATTAGAAATTGAAATTGATGGAGAAAAAATATATATTAATCATTTTCCTACAAATAGAAAACCACAAATGATGAATATTATTGGACACATACACGGAACATGGAAAGTTAAAAGAAATATGATTAATGTAGGTGTTGATGCTTGGCATTTCACACCAGTATCTGAAGATTTAATAAAATTTCAGATAAATGGTATTAGAAACCATTATGATGAAAATGTTTTTATGGATGAAATTAAAATAAAAGATAAAAAATGATTAAAATTTTAATATCACCTGAATATATTGACATTTCTCCAACTGATATTGTTATATTTTTAGCTGGTCCAATTCAAGGTTCATCAAATTGGCATGATAAAATTATTAATAAAATTAAATCAATTGATATTGACAAAAATGTTATTATATGTTCACCTAAAAGATTAAATGTTGATAATTTTATATATGATGAACAAGTAGATTGGGAATCACATCATTTAGAATTATCATCAAAACAAGGTATTATAGTTTTTTGGTTAGCGGAAGAAAAAGATAAGGTAGATGGTAGAAGTTATGCACAAACAACTAGATTTGAATTAGGTGAATGGTGGGCAAAAGGACAAAATATTAAAAATTTTAAAATTATAATTGGTTCAGAAGAAGGATTTAATGGGTTAAGATATATCACAAAGAAATTTCAAGATAAATATGGTGATTTCAATTTAATTATGGACATAGATAATTTAATTGAAGAAATTATTAAAACTATTAATGGATTTAAATGAAAAAATAAATAAAATAAAAGAATTACGAATGAAACCTGAAGAGCGTTTCATTGTTAATATAATTAATAGTGTCATTCCATATAATCACCAAAAAGACAATTATTTATTAAAATATAAAAATGGTAATAAATTAATGTTTTCTTATGATATAAGGTATAATACTTTATGGGTAGATTACCTAATATATAAGGGTTTATCACAATATAGTAATAATGAAAATTATTTATATGATATAATTAAAAAATATTTTAAAAATTATTTACATAATAATGTTATTAATAAGGTAAATTATGGTTCACCAAGAATAAAAAAGGACAAATATGGTTTTAATCAATATCTTTAAAAAGGTGATTAATTTTTAATCACCTTTTTTGTTTTTAGACTTTTAAATTTAAATATATAAATTATGTCAATTTTTTTCTGACAGAAAAAAAAACAATAAAAATATGTTTAAATTTAATACTAAAATTGTAGATATTATCAAGGATGAAAATTTGCAACCAATTTTAAATACAACTCCTTTTTGGAAACTTAATCCAGATATTAAAAAGGGAAATATTCAATTTGAGTATACTGACGAAGAATTAAGAACTTTAATTAATATCAAACAAAATAACATGGAATATTTCATAGATTTTATGGAAGATATTAAATTTGTTTATAATCCTAATTTAAATAAAATATCAAATATAAAACTAAGAGATTACCAAAAAGATATTTTAAGGAATTTTAATAATGATAGATTTTTATCAATTTTATCATCTAGACAAATGGGAATATCAGCTAGTTTAACTATGTATTTAATGAAATATATCTTATCTAACGTAGATAAAGAAATTTTAATATTATCACACAAAAAACAAAGTTCAATTGAAATACTTAATATATTTAAAGATATTTATTATTCTTTACCTTTTTATTTAAAACCTGGTGTTTTAACTTGGAATAATGGATCTGTATCATTTGACAATGGATGTAGAATAAAATGTGATTATATAAAAAGTAATGCAGGTATAGGTTATACTGTTAATTTTATGATAATATTAGAACCTTTATATGTAAAAGATAAAATTTTAGATAAATTATTTAAGTCACAATTACCAGTTTTTAGTGCAGTAAAAGATGCAAAACTATTTTTAATAAATTCAGGATTAGGTAAGTATAATGGTGATTTTTATAAAAATTATTTTACAGAAGAAGGTGAAAATATTTTTAAAAAATATAAATATCATTATTCATTAATATACAATAGGGATGAAAAATGGAAAGATGATATAATTAAAATGATAGGAGTAGATTCATTTTATAATGAATATGAATTAAAAAATAATAATAACAAATGAAACCAAAAAATTATTGGACATTTGAAAAATGTAAAGAAGAATCTTTAAAATATAAAGGAGTTAAAGAATTTTCTGATAAATCTAAAAGCGCATTCAATGTTTCTTATAAGAATAGATGGTTAAAAATATTTTATCCGTAATTAAAAATTTTCAGGCGGTAAATTTAATCTATCTTGACCATCTGGTTTATCATTATAATAATCATCTTTATCCCAAATCCAATTTTTCCAATATACAGGCTTAATTGATTCTAATTCACTTTTATCTCTTAAAGAAGGTCTCATGAAACATATTCTATTCCAATTTAGTTCTTGATCATTGTCACAAATAATATACTGATCAGTATCATGATAAAAACTAGGATAATATGTACTGACTACTAATGAAAATTTAATATGTTTCTTTACATCAGAATCTAAGTTTTGTTCTCTTACTATCTCTATACTTTTATCATCAGGTAAAGTAAAACTGCAGTCGACCTTTATACCATAATAATCAATGTTAAAAAACATCCAGTTAAATAACATATTAATTATTTTTTCAGAAGCTTTCATTACATCTATTTCTGTCATTAAAACAATGTCTATATCATAATTTATATCAACTGGTATTCCTTTTGTTTTCATAATAAATGATTTCATATCACCATCCATTTCAGTTTTCTTTGATATATATTGGTTTGGGTTTGCAAATTCACCTGTTTTTGTACTAAATCCATTAAAGGATACTATTCCTCTTGGTATTTGATCAGTATTTAATTCTATTCTAGCATCTACAACATCATCAACAAAAGCGTCAAGTACAAATTTATCACTACCAGCAACTGACATATAAAATGGTACTATTACTCTGATTTTTTGATCTTCAAAATAATTTATCCAAGATATACATCTATTTAAAGTTTTTACTAATGCTGCACTAACCATTCTAAAATAAACATCATCAAAATTTCTATGTTCTCCTATCATTAAACAATTTTTATTTTATGTTATATATTAAAAAAATAGAATCGTAAAATGATTTATACAAAAGATGATATTAATAGAATGAATCAATATAGATATTATTTATCTGATAGATATAAATATTTAATATTATCTTCTGATAGAAAAACATCAAAAACTGATTTTTTAATTGATTATACTATTCAATTTAGCAATAGAAAACCTAATAGTAAAATATTATTTTTAGTAGAATATGAGAAAGAAAAACATAGAATATTAGAACGTTTTTTAGAAAATACAAGATTATATAATAATATTTTAACACATTATGCAAAATTTGGTAAAAATTCAAATTCAATTCAATTAATTAATGGTACAAATATTATGATATTTACAGATATACCAAGAGGTCATAACTTTGATATGATATTGATTGATGATGCACATGAATTTTTTAGTGGTGTAAAAATTAGAGATGATTTTAATACTATGAATAAATATATAACTAATAAGGTTATAATGAGTGTTGTTAAAAATTATAGTTTACAATATATTCCTGATGAGTTTGATTTTTTTACTGTTGATAAAAATAGTTCAATTAGTGGTTTAAGAAATATTAAAATAAATAAAATAAAGAAAAAAATAAAATTAACTATTTAAATTTTCTCTAATTTTTTTAATTTTATTTAATCTATCGTATATTTGAACAAAATCTACTTTTGTTATATTAGTAGAGAATTTAACATAATTTTCTCCCTGTGTTTCACATAAGTAATAATTACCATTTCTTCTAATTACAAATATTGTTTCTTGTATATTGTGTATATCTTTTGGGTTGGTGAATCCTGATAGTTGTTCAATGTCATATATTTTAACATCTTTGAATAATGCAAATAATTCGCCATCATCATCTTCTGCATCAATATCATCAATTAATGGTATTTCTTTCCATGTTGATGGGTTTCGATCCATATAAATACCATTAATGATATTTTTGTGTTTTGAATAAATAGGGCAGTCCATCCTATTATTATTTTTTAAGATATTTAAATATCTATATGCATATTATACATAAAATTTATTAAAAAGTTTTAAACAATAATCTATAATTCTTTTTCTAATTCTCTAATTTCTTTTTCTGTAAAAAATTTTAATAAATCATATTCGTCTATGTATGCCAACATGTCATTAACATCAGTGTAATTATACACATAATCTTTAAACATATGTTCAATTTCTTCAATTTCTTTATTACTAAATAAACTTTTAATATGTGGGTATTGATATAATATACTTATTAATATTTCAATATTATAATAAGATAATTGATCTTTTAAAAAATAATCATCTTCTAAATATTCTAATAAATCAGGATATTTAATTAAAATATCTAATGGTGATTTGTGTTTATTTAATAATTTTCCAATTGTATCATTATTAACTAAATTTAGTAAATTATTATCAATTATAATATCTAATATTTCACCATCGTTAGTATTGTTAAGTAATTCTTTTAATTCATCATCACTGATTAAATGTCTTAGACCATATTTAAATATGGTTCTTATTTTTTCATTAGGTTTTAATTTTTCTAAACTATTTATAATATCATCTTCGTTTTTTGGTTTTAAAAGATGTTTAATTGATTCGTTTTTTAGTCCTAATTGTTTTAAATATTCTTTTTGTTTTTTATAATCTTCTATATGTTCTTTATAAATATTTATTATTTTATCACTTAAATAATCTTTACATTTTGGGTGTTTTAATAATAATTCTACTATATTATAATGTTTATTATTATATGCTTTATCTATTGATGACATTGTAAAAACATTATCAACTTTAAATATTGCATCATAATTACCTTTTCTTTTATCTATTTCATATAATAAATATTTTACTATATCATAATACCCATATTCACTTGCAGTTCTTATTGCAATATTATTATTTGTTGAAATTATATTTGGATTATTATTAATAATATCTTTTATAATATTAAATACACCATATTTTAGTGCCATATAAAACCTATTTAATACACTAATATTTAACGATTTAATATGTCTTTCTATTTCTTCTTCACTTTTAGGTTTTAAATATTGTCTTATAGACTCATTAAACATATTATATTTTACAATCATTTATGGTTGAACTAATTTTTTATTATATATAAAAATAAAAAAATTAAATATGATAATAATTGGAATAGATCCATCATTAAATTCTACCGCAATAACTATTTTTAAAAATAACGAATTCACTTTATATAATTATACTAACAAAAAATCAAATTATAAATGGATTAAAGAAATTGATAATATGGTAAATTTTAATTTTCATCAATTTGAAGATTGTGATGATTTTTCTGAATCTGAAACTGAAAAAATTAAAATATATGATTTGGTTACTGATAAGATTATACAAGATATAGAAAAAATGATTGATCAAGAAACTAAAGTTTTTATTGAAGGATATTCTTATTCATCCGCACAAGGAAGATTAATTGATCTAGTTGTATTTGGTACTTTAATACGTCATAAATTACTTAAAAACCCAAATGTTAAACTTCATATCATTCCACCATCTACTCTTAAAAAAACCATATCAGAATACGTTTATGAAGTAGATAAAAAAGGAATTGCTAGAAATGAAAAAGGTAAAGCAGGTGGAGTTTTCGATAAAAAAGATATGATGGAATGTTTAATGAAATTAGACTTAAATAATAATTATTTAGATTACATAAAAAATAACAGTGAGATATTATTAAAACCTAAAAATATCCCAAAACCATTTGATGATATAAATGATAGTTTTTTATTATGTTATTTCGGTATTAAAAATTAATATATAGTTTAAAATATATTAATTTTTAAATGAAATATTTAAAAACATACAATGAATCAATTAAACATCTTTTGAAACCAAAGAGTGAAGAAGAAATATCTAAACAATTAGATAGTTTAGGTTACTGGGATAAATTATTAGTAGCTTGTAAATATGGTCTTATCGATATTGTTAAACAATTAGAATCATATATTAAAGGATTACCAGAAGATCATAATTACCCATTAGTACTAGCATCAAAATATGGAAATATTGATATTGTTAATATATTTATTAGATATTGGTATGTATCCAAATCCAGAAGATAATTTTTATAGAACAGAAAATCCATTAAATGCCGCTATTGCTTATAATAATTTTGATATTGTTAAACTTTTATTAGATCATAAAGATATTGATATTTTAATGATAGATGATTTATCTAGAAATTCTATTGTAACTTGTTTAGATTATAAAAGATATGATATATTAAAATATATAATGAAGGAAAAAGAAGATATTGTTAAATGGTATTTATCAGAAGATCATGGAGTTGCTGATGATATAAAACAACTTAAAAATAAAGGATTATTATGAAACATTTAAAAACATATAATGAATCAATAAGACATCTTTTAAAACCAAAAAGTGAAGAACATATATTAAAGTTATTAGAGGATGAATCATTAGAAGAAAAATTTAGAATATTAACATTAAATCATTTGTATGATTTAGCTAAAGAATTCGGAGATAAAATTAAAGATTATTTTTATATTTATCAAACATTTTTAGATGGATTAGTTCGTAATAGAACAGTAGTTAGATTTAGTGACGAAGAAGTTGATTTAATAGAAAAACAGATTAAAGTTGATAACAATAATATGAATTATGCTAGATTTAATATGTTAGAACAGGGGGAAGATCCTATAAGAGCAAAATTTACAAGTTTATTTATCAGTGATGGAGAAAGTTATTATTATATTAATAATTATAATCATTTTATAACAGTAAAACATATAAACAATCATAGACAATTAAAATTTAATTATATATGTCCGACTATTAAACATTTAATAAAATTTTTAGACGACTATATGATAATGTGTAGTGTAATTTATTAAATTAAGAATTTAATATATAAATAAAAAATAATATAAGGTTATGTTAAAGTATAAATTATTTGAGAACTTACAAAAGGCTAAAAAAATATTAAGCGATAGAAGAATAAATGAAAAAGATCCTGAATTTCTAAAATTAAGAGATATGTTATCTAGAAACATGGGTTATATTGGACAATTTACAAAATGGATGTTTGTTGATAGAACACCATTTGAAGAATTAGAAACCGTATTTAAAGAATTAAAAAATGTTAATATTGATAAACCAATTGAAGAATTTAATAAAGCTGAAGATTTATTCGATTATATTCAAAATTTTGAGATAAATAAAAAAGTAAATCAAGTTATTAATGCTATACCAAGTAGAACAAGAGAGTTAGCAGATGAAAAACTAAAAAAGTTAATAGAATTAAACATTGATGTTGCACCCATGATAAAAGATTTTTATTCTAAAAAAGGAGGTAGATTTAAAAATTCAAATGATATGTATAATGACACAAAAGGATTAATAGAGAATTTAAAGGGTGGATTTAATTTAGAAACAATAAAGAAAAAAATGGAAGGTTTAAATGTTGATATCGTATTAGAATCAGAAGAAATGCTAATCGTACAAGTAAATGATTACGATGCATCTTGTAAAATTGGTTCTAAATCATGGTGTATATCTACATCTAGTAGTTATTGGAATAGTTATGTTAATGAATTTACTACACAATATTTTATATATGACTTTACTAAACCAATATCTGA